TATCTTATTCATTGATGAAATACATATGATTATGGGTGCAGGTTCGGCAGGTGGGTCTAATATAGATATTGCAAACTTATTGAAACCATTATTAGCAAATGGTAAATTGCATTGTATTGGTGCAACAACAAGTGAAGAATACAGAGAAAACTTTGAAAAAGATAGAGCATTACAAAGACGTTTTCAGAAACTTGTTATTGACCAACCAAGTGCAGAGAATACAAAATTAATTTTAAAAGGCTTGAAGCAATATTATGAAGCATATCACGAAGTAGAATATACAAGCGAAGCGATAGAGTTATCAGTTGATTTAGCAGAACGTTATATGCATGGTAAGTTTAACCCTGATAGAGCAATCGATGTTATTGATGTAGCAGGTGCAAGAGCAAAGCTACACAAACATAAAGGTAAAATTTCTAAAGAAGAAATACAACAAGCCGTAGCAAAAATTACAAGAATTCCTTTAGAAATGATAGACGCAAAACAAAATGCGAACTATGAAAAACTAGAAGAAAGTATTAAGACAAAACTATTTGGACAAGACAAAGCAGTTGGTTCATTAGTTGAATCTATACTCGTATCTAAATCAGGTATGAGGGCAAGAAATAAACCTATAGGGTCATTCTTGTTTGTAGGTCCAACAGGAACAGGTAAAACTGAATTGTGTAGACAATTAGCAGATAATCTTGATATCAAACTTAGAAAGTACGATATGTCAGAATACATGGAACAACATTCTGTATCTAAACTTATCGGTGCCCCTCCGGGCTATGTAGGACACGCCGAAGGCGGGGCTGGTGCTGGACAACTTATCAATGACGTAGATGAAACACCTAACTGTGTTGTTCTATTAGATGAAGTTGAGAAAGCCCATCCAAGTGTAATGAACCTCTTATTACAAGTTATGGACGATGGTCGTTTGACTAGTTCAACTGGTAAAACAGCAGACTTTAGCAATGTTATTCTTATAATGACTAGTAACTTAGGAGCGGCACAACAATCTAAGAGTGCTATAGGGTTCACGAATTCAAATCAAGGTGCTTCATATGAAGCAGTTAAGAAATTCTTTTCACCAGAGTTTAGAAATAGACTAGATGCAATGGTTGAATTTGTTTCATTGGAACGTGAACACATAGACATGATTGTTGATAAAACAATCAAAGAAATCAATGAAATGCTATCAGATAAAAATGTATCTATACAATTATCAGATGAAGCAAGAGTTTGGTTAAGAGATAAAGGATATCTCCCTGACATGGGAGCAAGACCTTTACAACGAGTAGTCAATGATTACATTAAGAAACCTTTATCAAAAGAAATATTATTTGGAAAACTTGTCGATGGTGGCGCAGTAACAATTAATATCAAAAATAGTGAGATTGATTTTGATTACGGAAAAAGTAACTAAATTATTTTATGGGACTCACCCATATAAGATATCATTTAAGCGTTTATTTGGATTCCCAGATAAAGACAGCTTATTTTGGCGAAGACATTTCCAAGAAAATCCACAAGCTATTAATGATTGGTGGTTTGATATGCCACGTGACGATGAAGAAAAATCAGTTAGAATTAATTGCTATAACTACTTAAAAAAGTTTAAAAACGTAAAATTCAATAATGGTGCATTAACTCATGTGTATTTTAAACATAAGTCTGATTATGAAGAAGCAAAGCAAAGATATGTAGATTTGCATAAAAGCTACGCTGAGCCTATGATTGAAAATCTAAAAGAGGTATTAGATAGCTTTGACCGTAGAGTAGAAATAAAGAGGTCGCTATGGTTTAAAAAATATCAATATAAGATAGTATTCAAGCCTAATAGAGATTTTATTGACCATACAGGTCACGACTTGTACAAAATGTATGCACATAATCCAAATTATAGACTTAACTCTAATATGATGCGTTTTGATCCTGTATATATGCAAAAGAAACAGGGCAGATATATTCATCATCCGTATCAACTATACGCAATTTATTGCCGTGAGAGAATTGATACAGATTTGCTAACTTTTGTTGCAAGTGAGTGCATTAGTACCATAACAAAATCCGTGCTATTAAGTGATTTAGATAAATAAGTATAGTTATTATTGAACGAACTATACAAGTTAATTACGAAAAGGTTGGAGAATAAATGGCACGTAAAACAGTTACACTTTTACCACAGACAGGTACTCTTGAACTAAACACTACTGGCAATGCAGTTCCTGGTGACAGTTATTACGGTTACACAGATGGAATACATACTGTAGCAATTTACGGTCAAGATTTTTCAGGTAGAATTAAAATCCAAGGTACATTAGCCACTAATCCTACAGAGGATGACTGGTTTGACGTACTATTCAGTGGATTGCCTTACAAAGATTACACAAACTTCACAGGAGTTGAAGGTTTCACATTCGTGGCTAACTTAGTTTATTTAAGAGCATCTTTAGACAGGACTTCTTTGGGTATATCAGATTTTACTCAAGCGGGTTACGTAGAGAAAATCTTTTTGAATTACTAAAGGAACACAGATATGAGCATTAACGCACAACCATTTAGTCCTACATTTAAACTAGTTGGCAATTTGTCGGACAGCCAAATATTAGTTTATGATGCTAGTGAAAATGCGTTTGTAAACGCAACTAATACGGGTGCATCTGGCGGCGCTGGTTTAACAACAGTATCGAACATAGGTACTGGAGTTGGATTAGGACAGGCGACAGGAACAGCCCTAGAATTAAAAAGTCTTGTAGCCGGCACAAATTTAACAATTACAGACAACGGACAAGCCTTAGTATTTGATGTTGCGGCATCTGCCGCAGGCTTATCTAGTGGTACCAATCTTGGTACTGGACTAGGAATTATTAAAGGTAATTCAATATCAGGTGATGTACTTGAAGCAAAAAGTATTAGTGTAGGTAGCGGTCTTGCAATAGCAGAAGCAAACGATACTCTTACTATTACGCTAACAGCAAGTTTATCAGGCAGTTTAGAGATTGCAAACAATTTATCTGATTTAACCGACAAAAATCAAGCAAGAACAAATCTTAATGTTTATTCAAAAACAGAAAGTGACGCAAAATACTTAAGAGTAGATGCTCATAGCGTACCAACTGTAGACAATACATTTGATTTAGGTTCTTCATCCAGAAGATTTAATGACATTTATGCAGAGACATTCCAAGGTACTGCCGTATTAGCAGAAAATCTAGCATTAGTAGGTACTGCTCAAGGTGATGTACTAACATGGAACGGTTCTACTTGGGTTGCTTCACAACCTACAGGCGGTGGCGGTGGCGGTAACGCTGGTGTTCCACAAAGCCTTACTTTATTGGGAACGGCCCTTACTATATCAGGCGGTAATACAGTTCAATTACCAACATACAATGATGATGACCCATTTGTAAGATTAGACCAATCAACTGTACCGACAGTAACAAATACTTTTGATATTGGTTCTTCAACATACAAATATAATGATATTTACGCTGAAACATTCCAAGGTACTGCGGTCGCGGCTGATACACTTACTGTATCAGGTACAACAGGACAAGTACTAACTTACAACGGCAGTCAGTGGGTAGCCGCTGATCCAACAGGTGCAGGAGGAGGAGGCAACTCTACTCCACAAACACTTTCTTTAAACGGCACACAGATAGCAATTTCTTCTGGTAACACAGTTGACATTGGTTCACTTATCAGTACTGACTATAATAGCCTAACTAATAAGCCTACAATACCAGCAGATGTATCAGACTTAACAGATACAACTAGCCTATTAGCAGGCACGACACAGAATTTAACATTAGCTGGAACACAACTTTCGATATCAGGTGGCAACACTGTAGATTTCTCAGGTATGTTCACCGATACAGATAATCAAACATTATCTTTCGACACTAATAATAACAGATTAACCATAGCAAATGGTAACTACGTAGACTTATCATCATTAGCAGGTGGTGGCGCTGGCGCGGCCGACCTTAATGGATTGGCAGACGTAGATACAACGACACCAGGACATATCCCAACTAACGGTCAAGCATTAGTTTGGTCGCAGTCAATGGGACACTGGATGCCAGGTAGTGTATTCGACGGAGATTATAATTCTCTATCAAATCAACCAACAATTCCTTCAAACCAAACACTTCTATTTTCAGGTACGACCTTATCGATATCTGGAGGCAATGGGGTTGATTTATCAAGTTTATCGGGCGCAGGCGCTCAGTCACTATCTTTAGCTGGAACACAATTAAGTATCTCAGGAAGTAATACAGTAGATTTTTCTGGTATGTTTACAGACACAGACAACCAAACTCTATCATTCGATACTTCAACCAATATCTTAACTATAGCAAATGGTAATACTGTAGACCTATCATCACTTGGTGGGTCTTCTGTGCAAACTATAGATGACTTAGATGACGTTACAGTAACAGGCACAACAGATGGTCAGTTCTTAGTATATAATAATACATCAGGTGAATGGGAAAATCAGACAGTAAATCTATCTGGTTCAATCGCTGGTGCATCGGACACAACGATTGCAAACACACAGCAATATCAATCATTGCAATGGAGCGGTACAGCGTGGGTAAACTCTTATCCTAGCATACAGCATTTATCAAATGTTGATAGACTGAATAATCCATCAAACGGTGATACTCTAGTATGGAACAACCTTAACAATCAGTATGAATATTCTCAGGCAGTTGTTTCTGACCAATCACTTGCTACTACAGACGATGTAACATTTAATCGTATTACTACAACAACTACAGTTACAGCAAATGCATTCGAAGGTAAACTATACGATACTAACGGTAATGTTCTACTTGATAATACGAGTGGTTCAGCAGGTTTCGGTGGTAATATTTCATCAAATGGTTCATCATCATTCTCAGGTACAGTAGACTTCAATGGTGCTACAATTCAGAATTTAGATTTATCATTAAGTGACCTGACAAACGTAAGTTCAAGTACTCCAGCAACTGGTGAAGTTCTAAAATGGGATGGGTCGCAATGGGCGGCATCGCCTGACTCAACTTCAACTGGTGGTGCAGGAATAGCCTTAACAGATTTAAGTGCAGGCGTCGGTTTACAATACAATAGTGTAAGCGGCGAGTTTACATTAAATGCAGGTATAAATGACTTACTTGATGTGAGTACAGCAGGCTTAACTGACGGACAAGTTCTAAAATGGAACGCATCAGCAAATAGATTTGAACCAGACGATGATTTAGTACTGACAAGCACAGATGCATTAGCAGAAGGTTCGACTAATCTTTACTATAAAGATTCACGTGTAGATTCAAGAATTCAAGCAACTAACAGTGATATAATTACTGAAGGTACGAATAATCTTTATTATACAGATTCAAGAGTAGACCAAAGACTAGGTTCACAACTATTGCCAGGTGCAAACATTACTATCACACCAGGAGCAGGTGGTATATTAACTATCGCTTCTACAGGTGGTGGTTCAACATATTCAGATGCAGATGCAAGAACGGCAGTTTCTGTTTCTCAACAAAATGCAAGTGGTAATGGTTCACTTACATATAGTTCAGCGTCAGGTGTGTTCACATATACTCCTCCAAACTTAACTAACTTTAGTACGTTTAGTGGTATATATTCAGATTTGATTGGTAAACCAACAATACCATCTAAAGTAAGTGATTTGACTAATGATACAGGATTTACTACATTCGATGGTAACTATGTATCTTTATCAAACAAACCAAGCATTCCAGTAGATTTGGGTGACCTAACTGATAATAGTAATTTATTAGGCAATGCATCATCTATAGCATGGAGCAATGTAACAAGTACACCATCGACCTTAGCAGGCTATGGCATCACAGATGCATTTAGCGGTGCTTATAGTGACTTGACAGGCAAGCCTACAGCGATTACAGACATTAATCAGTTAGCAGACTCAAATAGTTTGATACCAAGTACATTGAGCGATTTGACTATGCCTTCTGGTACTAGTGGCCAAGTTCTTACAACTGATGGTTCGGGTAACTTTACATTCTCAACTGTAACAGGTGGCGGTGGTTCATCATACGGTGACTCAGATGTTGAATCATATATGGGTCAGTTTGATTTTCATATCTTACCAGATACAACTGAAACATATGATATTGGTAGTGCATCTAAAAAGATTAGACACTTGTTCTTAAGTGATAACTCATTATACATTGGTAATAACACACTTAATACTACTGGCGCAAACTTGATGTTCAACAGCCAAGACGTAATGGATTGGACAAACATAAAGAATAAGCCAACTATACCTACAGATATCGATGACTTAACAGATACCGGAAATCTACTAGGTGACACATACACAGCAGGAACTGGTTTACAGTTAAATTCTGATGTGTTCTCATTGAATGCAAATATCGGCGATTTACAAAACGTATCAGCTAACGCTCCGAGTACGGGACAAATATTAAAATGGTCAGGCTCAGAATGGGCACCAGTCAATGAAACAGGCGGTACACCAGACTTATCAAGTTCTTCTGTTGGCGACTTCCAAGATGTAAACATATCAGGTGTTAGCACAGGCGATTACTTAGCATGGGACGGAACAAAATTTGTTGCTACATCAGGTAGCACAACTGACTTAACAAGCGAATCAATTACAGAATTATCAGATGTTGCCACAGATACACCAAATAATGGCGATGTATTAACGTGGAACAGTAGTAACAATTCATATGCTCCAGCGGCTCCGGCATCTGGTGGTGGAGGTGGAGGTGGAACTTCTACTGAGAAATTTAAATTAAATTATGCAACTAACGGTAGTTTGAGTTCTATATCAAACACTTCAAGTGGTGTAAGTGCAACAATTTTATCAACTACAGGCGGTGACGTTGAGATTACTTTCTCAGGGCATAGTTATCCGCCAGCTAATATATTAATATATGGCTATGCAAGAGGCTCAAATGAATACGTTATAATGCCACTGAACAAAGATATATCAACTCGTAAAGTAGCGGGTGGCGGTTCAGCCGGTTCTCCAACAGCATTTGGTTCACTAGGGTCATCAACAGTTACATTGAAACTTAGAGAAGCAGACACCGGCGCATCTCGTTCATTTGGTACTGATACCCATGCATGGGTCATGTTTACAATGATGTAAGAATAGGAATAATTTGAATGGCGATTAATTATAAGACTAGTGCAATCGACCTAAACGTCCCAGCAAAAGTTCTTCCCTGCAATGTCTTATCAGCAACTCCACTAGCTAATTGGGAGTATGATGATGGCAAAGGAGACCCATGGTGGTCAGGTGGCGGTAACGCCAAATCATATAGATGGGAAATAAATATGACTGTAACAACAGTACAGCATGGTTCTCATTTAACTAGAACACCAAGGGCGTTTAACGGTTATGATATTGTAGTAGGTGATTTTATCGCAGGTGCGACTGATGGTCGTGCGTTACAAATTGTAAGTATTTCACAAAAAACAGCATTCACGATAACATGTCAAGTAGAAGACAGATTAAGATATAACACATTCAGAAGTGCATCAGGTACAGGCATATTTAACGTACCAGGTGGTGCAGTAGTATTTCAAATTAATGAAGAAGGTGATCCTATGTTGGATCCACTACCAACTGGTATTGTTTCAAGTGACTTCTACGCAAATGTTAATTCACGTTTCAAATATCTAAACCCACAAATGAACTATGTACTTGAACAACCTAATAATGGATTTGAAGAAGGCGATGTTATTTGTCTTAATGGGACAACTGGAGATTTTGAATTAGCGTCTCCTAGTAATATTGAAAGATTATGCGGAACTGTAACTCACCCGGGACCAGGACCAAACAGATTTCTTTTAAGGCCTGCCAATGGTGTTATTGATTTTGTACCAGGGTTGCCTGGAACTAAAGGTGATTTTGTTTATCCAGCAGTTGATGGTTCAGGAGATTTAACTTTATCAGATACCGGTGTTGCTATTTTCTTAAAACTTGTAGATGCAGTTCCCAGTACAACACGTGGTACTGTAATTAACGGACAAGCAACAGCAGGCGACACTATGTCTATTAACGGTGAAGATGTTGTATTCATAACAAGTAGTTTAGGGGTTGTAAGTGTACAAAATGCTGTACAAGATATTAATACAAAAACTTCAATACATAAAGTAACAGCATCGGCAAGCCCAGCACCAAATGAAATAACATCAGATATCAACACATATGGTTCAGCATACGGTCTTATCGGCGGATTTGCACCGTTCTCGGCCGCAATAAATGGTTCAGTAGTAAACTTTAGTACGACAGCGGCAGGACAAGCCGCATATGGTATGGCAGTTGCTATTGCAGACGATATGGCCGCAGATATTAATGCGGCAGGTATTACTGATATTACAGCATCAGTAAATTCAGGAAACTTAGTAATAAGTCACGCACAAGGTAGTGCTATTACTATTGCCAATACATCACCAGATGCAAACAATAATAACTTTGCAGGCATGAATTCTTGTGCATCATTAGGTACATCTTACGCAGGTAGTTCAAACGTATTTGTTCTACAATTAGAAAGAAATGACGGCGGTGAAATAATAATACAAGATACTGTGGGTTCATCAACTACTGATTTCGGTATTTTGAGTGGGCATACTGGTTCTTATGCTGTTGGCCTAAACGTTGAACAAGGTGTTCGTAAAGCAGGAACTACAGTTGTTTCTAATATAGCGGCCCGTGATGCTATTCCAGTTAAATTACCAGGTGATAGCGTCTATATTCTTGACACTGGACAAGGTGAATGGGCAATGCACGTATGGGATGGTTCACAATGGAATATTGTTGCTACCCAAGATAGTGCTTCTACAGATGCAAATTCTCTATCACACACATATACAATGCCAAGTAGTTCATTTGGTACTACAGAAGTTGTAACTCTAGGTCGTATATCAGATAACTCTAGGGTTGTAAGTGTTCTAGTTGAAGTTATTACTCCTTTAAGTGGGTATGCAGGTGGTCCAACAAATCAAATACCATCATTGGAAATAGGCACTACTGCGGACCCTAGCAGATTTATGACAGAGGACCAAAACGATATTGAAGGTGGGGGTTCATATACTACAACTCCAGATTTTCATTATGAAGGTGCAACCGAATTAGAAATTAAATGTTCACTGAAACATCTAAATGCAAACGCTGGCGAAGTCAAAGTCACAGTAACATACGTATAAACTACGTATAAAACATAACTAATCTAACAGCTAAATACTATCAGTAAGAGTTTTACCGGGCTTTCGCCTGATGTTCTTAATCTCTTATCATTACTGAGGTTTCTTCCGGTAATTACATTTCAAATAAAATTGAGAAAATATAGATAGGCGTATTGTATATTCAATATTATATGTCTTAACCTTAATAAGCTATTATTCTAAGGAGAAACAAATTATGGCTGACATTAAAAACTTTGGTATCCGTGGTATTGGTGCTGATGTTCAGTTCGGTAAGTCGGGCGGTCGTGTTGTATATGATTCAGGTAATTCCCTGTTCAAAGTAACAACTGACGGTACTACACTTGGCAACATGAACGTAGCAACACCTACAGCGGACAACCATGCGGCAAACAAAAGCTATGTTGATTCAGTAGCACAAGGTCTTGATGTAAAAGACTCAGTGCGTGTTGCTTCAACTGGTGTCGTAAACATTTCTACTCCAGCAAGTACACTTGACGGTGTAAACTTAAATGCTGGTGACAGAGTCCTTCTAAAGGATCAAACAACACAAAGCGAAAACGGTATCTACGAATATGCATCTAGTGGTCTAACAAGAGCATCAGACATGGACGCGGCTGGCGAATTCGTTGGTGCATTCTTCTTTGTTGAAGAAGGTACAGTAAACTCAGACCAAGGTTACGTTATGACTTCTGATGGTCCAATTACAGTTGGTTCATCAAACATCGTATTCACTAAATTTACAGGTACAGGCCAAATCACAGCTGGTGACGCCTTATCAAAAGCAGGTAATACACTAAACGTAAACGTTGATGGTACTTACATCATGGTTAATGGTTCAGATGAACTAACAATCAAAGGTACTACAACAACTGGTCAATCACTATTATCAGATGGTTCAGGCGGTGTGGCATATGGCGCAGTTGACCTAACATCATCAGATGCAGTGTCAGGTGCTCTAGGCTTAGCCAACGGTGGCTTAGGTGTAGATGCATCACAAACATCAGGTAAAGCTACAGCACGTTCAAACTTGGGCCTAGGTTCAATGTCTGTACAAGATGCTAACTCAGTAGCAATTACTGGTGGTACTGTAGACCTATCAGGTGGTACATTAACTCTAGCAAACGACCAATTATCAGGTGACGTTATTTCTGGTGGTACAATCGACTCTGCAAACCTACAAGGTGGCACAGGCGTAACTATCTCTCAGTTTGATGTAACTGTTGGTGCTGGTAAAACACTAGACGTTGACGGAACACTAGACGTAGACGGTGCGGCAGGTTCAGCAATGGACAACGTAATCATCGGTGCAACAACATCAGCGGCAGGTACATTCTCAACAATGACATCTGACTCAGTTGACGTTAACGGTGGTAACATTGACGCAACAGTTATTGGTGCTACAACGGCGGCGAATGCCACTTTTGCAGATGCTAACGTAACTGGAACTCTAAAAGTTGATGAAATCGAAGCGTACACTAACGGTGGCGACATTACTTTCAACTCACTAATCGTTACAACACAAGGTATTAACGTTGCTGGTGCAGGCATCTCAGGTGCAGGTTCAACAACAACTGATACTCTAAACGTTGACACAATCAGTGAAAAAACTGTAGGTAATGGTGTTACTATTGATGGCGTATCACTAAAAGATGCTGGCGTAACAGCAACTGGTACTTCAACATTCGCAGACGCAACATTGACAACCGCAGACATTAACGGTGGTACAGTAGACGCAACAATCATTGGTGCATCTACATCAGCGGCAGGTACATTCTCAACTATGACAACTGCAGGCGCGGCTATCACAGGTGGTTCTGTATCAGGTACATCAATCGATATGACAGGTCAAACACTGACATTCGATAACGATGCTATCTCAGGTGACAAAATCGATGGCGGAACTATTTCCGACTTCGCATCAACAGGTATCGATGATAATGCAACATCAACAGCACTAACACTAGATGCTAACGGTGATGCTTCATTCGGTGGTGATGTAACAGTAACTGGTGACTTAACAGTTAACGGTACTCTAACATCAATTAACACAACTAACACTGAAATCACTGACAACTCAATCGTTCTAAACAACGGTGAAACAGCGGCAGGCGTAACAGCCGGTACAGCTGGTATTGAGATTGACAGAGGTACAGCCGACAATGCAACTCTACAGTGGAATGAGACAGATGACGTTTGGGAATTCAAAGTAGGCACTGCACTAGCAGACCTAAAAATTGGTTCACAAGCAATGGACTCAATCTCAGTTGATAACATCGCAGAACTATCAAACGGCGCAGGCATTACATTTGATAATGCAGTGACAGGTTCAGATGCAACTTTCACAGGTACAGTAAAAGCGGATACTTTAGCTGAAAACACAGTAGGTAACGGTATTACAATCGACGGTGCATCAATTAAAGACGGTGTTCTAACTGGTGGTGTAACACTAGGCGCATCAGATACAGCAGATTTATCAGCTGGTACTCTGGTTCTAGCAAATGACCAAATCTCAGGTGACAAAATTGAAGGTGGTACAATTAATGCTATCACAATCAATACAATGTCTTCTGGTACAGTAGATATCGACGGTGGTGCAATAGACGGAACAACAATCGGCGCTGGTACATCAGCGGCGGCTACGTTCTCAACAATGACAACAGACTCAGCAGACATCAATGGTGGTGCAGTTGACGGAGCAATTATTGGTGCTAACGCATCAGCGGCCGCAACATTCACAACTATGAAATCTGACTCAGTTGACGTAAATGGCGGTGCTATTGACGGAACTATTATCGGTGGAACTACTCCAGCGGCAGTAACCGGTTCAACAGTAACTACAGCCAACGCTCAAATCACAGGTGGTGCGATTTCAGGTGCAAACTTGACTTCATCAGTTGTAGACTTTGACGGTGGTGCTATTGACGGTGTTGTTATCGGTGCGGCTACTTCGGCGGCTGGTACTTTCTCAACTTTATCTTCAAACAATGTAACACTAACAGGCGGAACAGCTTCGTTGGCAACAGTTACAGCAACAGCCCTAAACTCAGGTAACGCTACTATTACTGGCGGTGATATCTCAGGTACGGATGTTGACATGAGCGGTCAGACTCTAACATTAGATGCTGATGCAATCAATGGTGATAAAGTACATGGTGGTACAATTTCAGCGGCTTCATTAGCTGGTACTACAGGAAACACAATCGGTGGTTACGATATCACAGTTGGTGCAGGCAAGACATTAGATGTATCTTCAGGTACTCTAACAGTTGCTAACGACCAAATCTCTGGTGACGCAATCGACGGTGGTACTGTTTCAAACTTTGCTTCAACAGGTATCGATGACACAGGAACATCAGCAACAGTATTGACATTAGACGATACAGATGCTACATTCGGTGTTAACCTTGACTTAGGTACAAATACACTTGACGCTGGTGCTTCAACTCTAGCTTCATTGAGTGTAACAGGCAATGCGGTTGTAAACGGTGACTTAACAGTTTCAGGTTCAGTAACTACTACTCTATCAGAAACAGTAAACATCGAAGACAACACTATTGTTCTAAACTCAAATGAAACTGGTGCTCCAAGCGAAAACGGTGGCGTAGAAGTCAATCGTGGTACTTCTGATAATGCTTCAATCCTATGGAATGAAACATCAGATGCATTCGAAATGAATGTAGGTTCAGCTAAAGCTGACTTAACTATCAACGACCTAACTGTTAACGAAATCACACTAGCAGAGGCACTTCCATTGTCAATGGGTGGTACGCACACTGATACATCAGGTTATGCGGCATCATCATTAATGACTATGGACGGCTCAGGCGGCGTGACTGAAATGGCTCTAGGCGCAAACTCAACAGTACTTAAAGTCAATGGCTCAGGTGCTCTAGGTTACGCTAAAGTTGATTTAACAGCAGACGTTGACGGAACTTTACCAATCGCAAATGGTGGTACAGGTATCACTTCTGCAGGTTCAGACAACAAAGTAATGACATCAGACGGTTCAGCACTTGCAATGGAATACATTCAGCAAGTACGTAACTCATCAGGTGTTAAAGTTGTAGATGCGGCAAACGCCTCATCAGGAACAGCAGAATTCCTAGACTTAACTAACGCTTCTGGCAAGTTAACACTAACAGCCAAAAATGCATCAGGTTCAGGCGCTGTAGATATGTATCTACAAGGTCAGAACGGTGGTGATGTATTCATCGTAGGTCAATCAGGTGAAGCTCTAATTCAGGGTGAAGCAGATACAGACCTAACAGTATCAGGTGGTGATTCATCATCAGGTGCGGCAGGTGACTTAGTTATCAAAGGTGGTAACGGTTCGGCTTCTGGTGCCTCTGGCGCAGTTATCATCAAAGGTGGTAACGGTGGTTCAGCAGACGGTAATGTACAAGTTAAAGGTGCAGATGATACAGCTATCGCTACATTCGTAGAGACATCATCAGCGGCTGATAACTTTACAATGACAAACGGTACAGGCTCAGTACAATTAGCAGGTGTTGGTTCATCAACAGATGTTAATATTACACTAGCACCAAAAGGTGACGGTCTTGTAGTTGCTCCAAGCGGCTATGACATGTCAGGTGGCGCGGCTGAGACTTTTGTTACTAAATCATACGTTGATTCATCAACTGCTGGTTCAGACGACAGAGTTAAGCGTGTAGCATTTGCGGCGAATGGTTCTTCATCATTCACTGTAGGCGCAATCGCTAATGTATCTGGTAAATCTTACTACGTTAACAAAATAACTGTAAAAGTTACAACTGCTTTCGTAGGCGCAGATGAACTAACTGTCTCAGATGGTACAAATACACTAGTAGGCGTTAATGACGTGGATCTATCAGAAGGTGGAATCTATGTTATGGAACTAGGTTACGAAACAGCAACCTCAGGTGGCGCAACACTAACAGCATCTATCGGTAACGGTGGATCAAGTGCTTCACCATCAACTGGTAATGTTATTGTAACAGCAGAGTACAAGCAAATCTAAGTTAGACTTGTTATATACTATATAAGGGAGGGGGTCCGAAAGGGTCCCCTCTTTTTTTGCCTTTCTGACAATTATGATAAATAGATAAGTAATACTATAACTTAACGACAGTGAGAAATCACTGACTTTAAAAAAACAGAACGTTGAGGAAGATATGGCAGTAACATTAAACGCAAAAGGTACCAGCGTACCTTACTTTAAAATAGGAAAAACTGGAGTAACCCTTTATCAAGGAACCAGTGACCCAAATACATCAGGCTATGCAGCAGCAGACAATGATATTTGGTTTGACACAAACACACAAACAGTTAAGTATAGAAGTTCATCATCATGGTTAGTCTCACATGACTACATAGGTGAATTAGAAGATGTTGACTTAACCGGATTAGCAGATGGATATGTACTTAGATATGATTCTTCATCTTCAAGTTGGAAACCGCACGAAGTAGTAGGCGGACTTGCTAGTGATTGGGGTTCTATCGCAGAAACACCATTACAATATGATGGGTATACTGGTGATGTATGGTCTTTAAATACTAATACAAATACTGCTAATTTTTCTGGTAATGTTTCTATAACAGACAATCTAACAGTTTCAGGTAATGCAACTATAACTGGTAATCTTACATTCGGTAATGCAGACACAGATACAGTGGCACTATCGGCAGAAATTGTTTCAAACATTGTTCCAGATGCAGATGCAACTTATGATTTAGGTTCAAGTACTAAAACTTGGAATGATGTTTATACATCAGGCACAGTTGGTTCGTCGGCTACAGGCGCTTTACAATTTCCAGTAGGAACAACTGCACAAAGACCAGGTTCAGCAACATCAGGTATGGTTAGATTCAATTCAACTACTAGTAGATTTGAAGGATATAACGGCAGTAGTTGGATTAACATCGATGTGCCAGATGATTGGGGCTCAGTAGCGGATACTCCGTAATGATTTATCCAGTTGTCTTTTGGCCTGGGTCTTATGGGAGTGTAGTTTGTCATTTTATAAATCTACATAGAAACTTTTATCAAGTACCAACAGCCTTTTCTATTAATGATACTGGTATCGCACGGCAATTAGATGGGCCTTTGCATGTAGATAAAGATTTAAATTTAGTATTAAATAAAAAAAGCCCTAGACCTATCTCTAAATCCACACAAGATGCTATACTTAATAATTATGATATAGCCGTTAAATCGCAAGTTCCTCATCAGGTGCTTGATGCAGATGCATCAACTACCAAGCCAATAGTTATTATACCAGACTTAGAACATCTGCATCATCGTTCAAATCAAAATAATCCACATAGAGTAATAGATGCTCCCAATCGAAAAGAATATAAACAATGGTTATTAGAAATCAAAGGTTATAATCATTATAAGTTGCATATCAATGATTTTTGGAATTGGGGTAAAATGCGTGACCCTAATAACTTAGATGAGTCTTATCTTAATTTTTGTAAATATCTTAATACTGAACCTAGGCCGACTGCCGGTCTTGATATCACCCGAATAGATTGGTTTGTCAGACCATAATCACTGCATAATTTAATGAGATTAATCCCTCTATTCACGCAACCTCACCATTTCCAAATGATAAATACATATGATAAGAGATAATCAAAGGCGAGGATAAAGAAATGAATAGAAATAGTATATGGTGGAATGCACCAGAATATTTTAGCAGATGGAGACTTTTTCCAAGAGCGTTTATTAGTATGTACATTTATTTGTTATATGATGTGACGCAATGGTTTATGGCTCTACCAGACCCGAATACACAACAAGCGGGATTGGTATCAGTAATTGTAGGCGCTGGAGCGGCATGGTTCGGTTTATATGTTAATTCAAGTTCAAGTAAGTTTGAGCAAGTTGAAGTACGTAGTGGAACAACAATGGTGAAAGCATCAGATACAAGAGATACAGCTATAGAAAAACAAGAGGCAAAAGGCCCGAAAGAATATTAATATTGGAATTTAGATATGGCACAGTTCAAACATCACATTAGATTATCAATGAAAGAAGAATGGAATAAACACGATATTAAAGGCGTGATTACTGTTCTGGATAAAGCTATTGCCAATATCTTTGAACCAAGAGAAGACGGTACCGCAGTAGTGTATCATATGCTTGATGATTTTCACGTATATGATTTTCGTATGAATAGAGCCGTCACAGAAGCGGAGGCGGAAGTTGTATTACAACTACTGCAAAAATGGACTGATAAAGATTTTACTATGGAAATTACTACCAGTGAAAAATTTGACATCCCAGAGGGTGAGACCGAAATAGATTTATCATCAATGCGACACAATAGATGGGTTTCTAGCCGAGTAGAGGAAGGCTGGAGATATGGTCTACAATTTAATCAAAACGACAAGACAGATCCAAGATTACGACCATACCATGAACTTACTGAAAAGTTAAAAAATATTGATTTTTCGACTTGACTTTGTGTCTCAAATGATATATTATAGAATATAGGTATAAAAAATGTCTGGAATAAAACGAATATATGGTCTTGAAGAAAAGAACTACTTTAAGTTCTTTGGCATCGATGAGAAGCAGGGTATAAGTGTGCGTAGTCTTACTACACACTATAAAAAAATAATTACGATACTCAGAAAAGATGCATCATTCATAGGTCAAGATAGATTATCATTTGCAAATAGAGCCTTTGAAACTCTTGCAGATCCAATACAACGTGCGAGGTATATTCTTGAACTAATGGGCCATGAAAATGATTTCAGAGACGGTGCAAGACCTGATGATATGATGTTTATTAATCAGTTGAAGTTGCAGTTAGAAGAACAGGTTACTATTGACGAAATAAATAGCTTCATTGATGAACTAAAAGAACAGACACAATTTATCAAAGACCAAATAGAACAAAGTATCGATGTTTATCAAAACTACAGGACAGCAAGTGGATTACTAAATAGATTTTATGAAATATCACAAATTCATCAAGACGCAAAGTCTAAAAAAGAAAACATTGAGGAGGGGATAACATATGTTGTATTTAACAGATAACGCCACTCAACGAATTAGAACTTGGCTGTCACAAAACCCAGAGAAACATGTAAGATTGCATATCAAAACTGCAGGATGTACTGGCTTTATGTATGAAGTGCAATTAGATGACAATTTTAATATAACTGATGACTTTGCTATAAAGTATAGCGATTTTGATATACTAGTAGAGCATAAATATTTTCACACTATCGATGAAGCAACATTGGATTATGTTACTGATGAGAAAAGTATGAGTTCGCATTTTGAACTTGTAAGCAATCCAAATGAAAAAGCACGATGTGGTTGTGGGGAGAGTTTTACAGTATGACCAACGAAGAAAAAATGATTGCAGAAAGAAATGCAATTAATCAAGCACGTAGGTGTCAACGAAACTGGGACCTTTCTAAAAAAGTTAATGAAGACCACATAGACCATTGGGTCTATCTAGCAACTACGGCACCTTCGAAGCAAGATGAAAGTTTCTTTGATTTGTATGTTGTTACTGATAGAGAAAAGATAGACTATCTATGCAAGGATCATTCATGGGGCTTCACTATGATTCCAGGCGTAAAAGATTGGGTAGGAAGAAATCCTCAAATGGGTGCAAATTGTTTATTTGTTTTTAATAGAAAAATGAATGAAGAAGAAATTCGTAATAACGAAAAAGATGGAAGTGTAAGAGACCCAAATGCATCAAGCAGATGGGATAATGCATTTACATCGATTGGTATAGCCAGTGGCATAGTGGCATTTAGTGCAAACCAAATGGGATATGTTACAGGTTATGGAAAAAACTTTGGTTACATAGAAGAACCTAAGCATAGTCAAGAAGTATGGGGAGAAGTGTTAGGCATCAAACCAGAAGATAATAACTTAACTTACAGTTTAGGTATTGGCTATCCAGATGAAAGTCTTAAGTGGTACCAAAGTAAGAATAATAAAGAATATTTGACAGGTGGCCCTGTTGATTATTCAATTAAATCAACGGACGATGATTTGAAATACTCTATGTATAGCAAACAGTCCAGAGATATAAAGGTATGGCGAGTATGATTTTTACAGAAAAAGCGGCAGAACGTGTTGAAGAAATTATTACTGAACAGGGAGAATCGGTTGATACTGCACTAAGAGTGTTTGTTGAAGGCGGTGGGTGTCATGGTTTCAGTTATGGTTTTGGTTTTGAAAAAGAACTTAAAGATGATGATAGTATTTACGAGACTAATGGCGTAAAGTTAGTAGTAGATAGTATGAGCATTATGTATCTAGCAGATGCAAAAGTAGATTACATTTCAAGTCTACAAGGTGATAGATTTGTAATCGATAACCCAGGAGCGAGTACTACATGTGGGTGTGGTAGTAGCTTTTCAGTATAACTAAGAGGACTTACAGGGAATAATGGTAGTAAAAGACAAAGTGTATGAAATAGTTGCACGTAAATTGAAAAAACAAGTTACTGACTTGAATGATGAAACAAATCTCAAAAAAGACTTAGGTGCTGATAGTATCGATACAGTTGAAATTGTATTTGAAGTGGAAGAATTCTATGGTATTGCGATTGAAGATGAATACGCAAACCTAATCCACACGATTGGTGATGCCATTCAATGCGTTCAGGAGCATGTTGATAAATTATAGGAAAAATAAGACATGTCAAAGACACTTAGGTGGTGGTTATTCTTTTGTATATCACTGACTGTAATGGGTATCGCTCATTACTTTGGAATATTCCATGAGTTATACGAAAAAGATATTACAAAAATTAGTTTCGGTATTATAGGATTATATTTTTTTGCAAGCCTATATATAGGTAAGCTAACTATTCAACATAATAAAGGTGAGTCCATTGAAGCCGGATTAGGCATTGGATGGTTTATCTCAGAAAGTATGTTAGCATTGGGTATGATTGGAACTGTAGCAGGATTTATTCTTATGCTAGGTTCTAGTTTCGAAGGATTAGATGTAGAAGATACAGCCAGTCTCAAATCGACACTCACTGCAATGGCATTAGGAATGAGTACTGCATTGTACACAACTCTCACCGGACTAATATTCAGTCAGTTTACTAAGATACAATTAGTTAATCTTGAGAGTCGTGACTACGAATGAGCCGTTATAAGTACAAAAGTACAGTAGGATTTACAGACTTACTATTTAATCTACTAGTAGGTTTTGTATTCCTGTTCATTATTGCTTTTATCCTTATTAACCCAATCACAAAGAAACAAGATGTACCTAAAAAAGCAGAGTACATGATTGTTATAGAATGGCCTCATACATTACCTGATGATGTTGACTTATGGGTTAAAGATCCAGCTGGCAATACGGTATCCTTCATAAAGAAAATGGCAGGCGCAATGAACCTTGAAAAAGATGATTTAGGAACTGCCAATGATATGACGATTGATGAATATGGACAACGCAATATAATTTACATCAATAGAGAAGTTGTCACTTTGCGTGGAACTTCTAAGGGACAATATCAAGTTGCCGCACATATATATTCAGCATCACCAAATGCATCTGCCAGAAAGAAATTAAAAGCATCTGAAATTGTGGTCAAGTTTAAAGTAATTAAGATTAATCCTTATGTAGAAGTAGTAATAGGTGAAAAACAATACTCCATAAGAGGACAACAACTGCCATTAGTCAACTTTTGGATAGATAAAGATGGTAATTTTGTTAAATACAATACGTTAGATAATAATATTATAACGAGAAGGGCAAGTGCAGGCGGGCTTTAGTCCTCTACATATGGAGAAACAATATGTTATATTCGGCAGAATTAGCACCACTATTTATTTCGCTATTTTTTCTAGCATGTGTTGTGCTATGGTTTGCAATCAAGAACCATAGAAATGCATTACTGTTAGGTTTTATTATACCATTAGTGATGATATCTGTAGCTATAAGCTACATGTCTGTTGACAAGATACTTGGTTATCCTATTAATGTTAATATTCCAGAAGATTCAATATATCTATCACACATCGAATCTCCAGATGGACAAAGTATATTTGTATGGGTTATCGAACCTAATAAAAATAAACCACGTGCAGTAAGTATACCAAATACAAAGAATAATAAAAAAGCAATGCAAGATGCTAAAGACAAAACAGAACAAGGTATCAAGCAACAAATGGGTCCTAAGATGGAGTCAGATTCAGATAAAGAAGGTGAATTAAAAGGTAGAGGAGAAACCAATGGCGGTGAATATTCTACATATGACTTTAGGATAAATGGTGGCGGACTTAAAGAGGTAAATCCTAGAATGGGATTACCCGAAGATGCTAGTGGAAATGATAGTGTTTCTCAGAGAGAAAATGGAAGAGAAGAGGAAGTAATGTCTCAGCCAGTTTCTCCAGTTTCAATTCAAGCATTTCCGTACGAAGACCTTCCAGAAATGCCAATAGACCCAGATGCGACAAACTATGCAGTAGATGAAAATACTGATTTTTAGTATTGACTATGCAACGAATCTGTGTTATATTTAATAATCAATGAGAAAACATTTCGAAAGGTCCCGAGGTATGTATCAACAAGACTTGAAGTCACGTTCAGTGAAAGAGTTACTAAAAGAATTTTACATGATACGAAAAAAAGGTTCACCAACACATGATGATTTGATGCGTTGGATGGAAGTGTATTCTGAATTATCGCATAGAAAAATAGAAATACAAGAATAAATAAAAGCGTTTCTTAAAAACCTACACCAAAAGTGTATAAGTTAAGAACGGGTTGTTACGAAATAAACACGCAAGGGATCACGGTTAATCCCTTAAAGATAAATAAATACGTAGTTATAATATGCCGATTTAGCTCAGTTGGTAGAGCAACTGATTTGTAATCAGTAGGTCGTCAGTTCGAATCCGACAATCGGCACCACAAAATAAGAAAGGTAAAACCATGAAACCAGGCGAAGCAATTATCCTAGCCGCACAAAAACAAGCAGAAGGTGAAGTAGCGGTTCATCTAGCAAATATTCAGGTCTATCAAACTATGCCTGCAGGTATCGGAGAACATTCTGATGTTACCGAGGCAGTCATTGAAGAACTTAATAAACTTGCGGCCGCTAATGACCGACTAGAAATGATTGAGAAATATTTTTCAAAATCTGAATAACAAAATTTAGCCCATGTGGTGAAATTGGTAGACACGCAGGTTTTAGGTACCTGTTCTTTACGGAGTGGGGGTTCAAATCCCTCCATGGGCACCATCTTTAAAACCTAACTCAACATAAGGAAATACAAAATGAAATTAACGTATATCGTTACACTCGCTAGTAGCCTCTTAATTGGAACGTTTGCATACGCAGATGATATGACTATCGAAATGCTTAACAAACGTGATGATGGAGCAAAGATGGTCTACAGTGAAGATATCGCAAACATTGAAGTAGGCGATACAATTACTTGGGTACCGACATCAAAAGGTCACAATGTACATTTTATTGCAGGACCAGACGGTTGGGATCTTCCAAAGAAAAGTAAAAATAATAAAGAAGTAAGTATTACTTTTGACGTACCAGGCGTATATCTATATCAGTGTACTCCACATGCAACAATGGGTATGATTGCTATTGTAACAGTAGCAGAAGGTGGGGAAGTCCCACTAAATGATATCAGCAAAGCAAAGGTCAGAGGTAAAAGTAAAAAGAAACTGAAAGCATTGCTTGATGAACTATCTTAAACGTATAAGCGAAAAACTACCGGAGTTCTGTTTGTCTCATTGGCTATTCAGAATTCCTTTAGCCATTGTGTTTATTCAACAAGGTCTAAGTAAGCTACCAGTATCAATAGAAGATGCTGAAAGTTTTGGTCTCCCATACTTGGTTTGGTGGGTTGTCAGTTACGGAGAACTAGGTGCAGGCTTAGGCCTAATCGTAGGAGGACTGTTAAATACAGAAAAGTTATGGCCATATATCGGTGATTTACTTACACGATTTTGTGGTATCACAATCTGTTGTATAATGACAGGTGTTATCTGGGTTGGTGAACCAGAAAGTATATTAGACGTAATTTTATATGATAACTTCCACGTATTTCTATGGGTAGGTGGTTTATTTTTTGCTTTAAGAGGAAATAGGACTAAATAGATGTATGGCGAGAATAGGACGTAAACGGGTTCTGCAATGGATCAAAGAAGACTATAACACTAACCCTGTAAGATTTACTACAGAGGTTAGTGGTATGACCTTAAACTTAATGGCCGCAATAATATTAATGTGGTATAGCCCAAATCCTCCAATGTTTTGGGCTTACATTTTTTTCATACTTGCTAGTGGATTATTAATGGTGGCGGCTTTCAGCCGTAAATCATTTGGATTTACTTTTATGTATATCGTTTATTTGATGATAGATGGTATAGGTTTTTTGAAAACTTTACTTTAATTACTTTTTCTTTGCGACTGAACCTTTGTTCGGTCCTTTTTTTATTATGTAATCTTGTGTACCATTGTTTCCAATATTTACTTCTTTTCGTAGGAAACGAGAAAGAAGTTTCTGTTTCGCTTCACGTAGCATCTTAGATGTATACCCGGTTAGCGATTTAGTGTCTCTCATATAATCCTTAGTTATTCATCATATCTGGATACATCTGAACGATTATCACCGCTTGTTTCAGATTCATTGATATCAGACATTTCTTGTCTAAATGCATCACAATCTTCTGATGTTGCAAAAGCAATCTTAGTGTATTCACCAGCTAAACCCATAGTAATGATATCCATTTCTATAATTTTATTTTCGGCTACATAACGGTCATAAATTGCCTGTGCATCATCTGAGCATTGCTTACCGTCTTCGCCTGTACCTTCGTTTTTAAATCTTAATATATGTGGCATCGTTGTCTCCCTAATATACTACTATTTATCTATTTTAGCACACAGTGATAGCAAATCGCCAATCTGTGATATTTCTTACTGTATGATGCACGTTTACTGCTAATTTATGCCATTCTTCTTTGGGTATTATAACAGAATCTATAGGTTCTTGTACAAATTCTTCATACCAACATGTCTCTGCATTTTGTCCACCAGTTTGTATAATATAATTAATTGCAAATTCTCTACCTCTATCTGTGTGTATTGGTATATCCTTTGTTAATGTCTGATATCTGAATTTAGTACAATCAGGGAATAACTCTTGCAAATATTCCTTAAGTTCTGGTTGGCATTCATGTATTGTATAATTCTTACTTTTGCCTCCAAATATATTTTCAAGTTTCAATACTTCTTCTAGTGGAAGTATCAAATCTTTTGGTATTTTTGGTAAGTCTAATTTGGTGTAGTTCATAATAGTAACTCTTTCAATGTTGGCATACTATCAGTGCTTAATGAAATAAAAAATTGATATACATTATCACCGATAGAACTTGCATCATGTATTACGTGTGTATCTGTTATATATAATCTACCTGCTTCTATATCTTTTTCTCTTACTAAATCATATGATAGATTACCCTCTGCCACTTCTCTTGGACTAGCTGTTTTTCTATCTTTATCAAATTGAAATATCATATTATCTGGATCATTTGTTCCCCATAGTCTAATAATATCACTAGGTATTTTAGTATCTGTATGAGGTTTAAAATGTCCAGTAGTATGCCACTTTAATATAGCACTTCTATACATAAAAGGTTTAATTGGTTCAAGAGGATCAAAGCATGATTCTGCCAACATTGGAGTAGGTGAAGTACATTTCGGGTCACGTACTTTATCTTCTTCTTTCTTTCCTTCATTCCATTGATTTAATGGATAACATATAGGTTCTGGATTGTTGAACATATCTCCGTTTAAATTAACGAGAGGAGCTCCATATCTTGGATATTCAGTGTGTTTAGTACCCCAACGTCTAAATGCGTATCTGTATTCATGCATTTGTTCTTCAAACAAATTTACATCAATTTTCATATCAAGAGGTTGTAATACAGTTGGATGAAACTTATTATATTCTTCTAGTCCTAATGACATTTCGTGTCCTTTACATTAATAGTAACCGAAAGCCCAATACTTCTCTTTACACCACCAACATTCTTTACATGGTCTAGGCAAACTTTCGCTTTCACAACTGATAGTTAAATTTGCTAAGTCTTGTAAATTATGTTCGTTATATAATTCTGCTACCGTTTGTTTAGTACTATTTATAAACGGACGATAATGATATACCCCATGTGATGAGATTACTCTAATTTCTCGCTTTTTGTCTCTACTTTCATCACGTCCTTCTGTCATTAATTCAGAGGGATTTAGTGTCATACCAGTTAATATACCTGATGCTTTATGTTTATCAATAAGTCTATCTCTAGTTTTGGTTCTATTGTTTCGTGCTTCATTTCTATCTTTATAGTAACCAATATAATGTTCTTCAATTCTGTTTGGAAATCTAGCATGTAACCAATTTGTAATTGCTATTACATTAAATAGATTATAGTAATTTAAAGATTGATGACATACACTACTTAAGACCAGCTTTGTATTTGGTAACTCTTTTAGAACTAGATAAGAGAGCAACGCACTATCAAGTCCGCCACTCAACATCATTACATATGTTCCAGAGTTAGGTACATCTTTCATTATTTTATACCAGTAAAACTACGATGTACTGTGTTATCTAAAACTTTTTTATAATCTTTATTCTTAGTTAAATCTTTCAATTTAGAATCTTGTGAAATTAATTCTTCTTCACTTCTAAATTCAGATGGTAGACCAAGTTTTTCAAACACTTCATATATTGATAGTTGTTGTAAATCAAAGAAGTTTTCTATATTTGTATTTTCTATGTTAATCTGTTTAATCATACGTGCATCATTCTCATACCAATCATAATGTGGATATGATATATCCCAACCACCTACTTTATTTCTCCACCAATCAAAACAAAAATCAGATGGCATATATACAGCCATAATCTTTGCTTTTGGAAATAAGTCTTGTAGTAAAGGAAGATGATATGCAAACCAATGACTTTTTATTATCTTAACACCATAGTTAAAATCTTTATATGGCTTTTTGAATTCTTTTATGATTTCATCTTTTGTCATATCTTGTAGATTATCAAATCTTTGACCTTGATTATGATATGGACCCCAATAAGCACCTCGATGCCAACCATACTGTTTTGTTTTACCATCAGGCGTAACATAGTCTCTGGCGTATTCTAGTTCACTTCTTTCGTCACTAATATTGATATTTGGATTAGTACTAATAGCACGTAAGGTGCCACTCCATCTACTCCCAGGAGCACCTGTTGCCAATATTAAATCTTGTCCGTCCATAATTTCTCTCTGCTATTGTGTGATAGAACTTTTTTAAGTGCTAGTTTAGAACTTACACCATCAAATTGCAAATTGCAATGGTCGTTGCCATAGCATATCGTATCTTCTGGTAATCTCCATAAGAAATCTATTGCATTTTGATGACTTTGTTTACTTGTCTTTAGTAGGTTACTTGGTATTCTTTTTAATGCACCGTCCCACCATATCATTCCTTGCCCATTAGTATCAATAGAACTAATATCTTTTATATTCATTCTATGCCACTTATGATTTAAACTTTTATATTTGTTCCAGTGTTCTTGCCATTTGTCTCCGAAATGATTCTGTACATCTTCCCATACGACTTTCCATTTTCTATCTTCACTAGTAAATTTCTTTCTATTCCAAAGTGACATGCTAGGAAATTTATTGTTAAGATGTTCTATCCATGATTCAAAATCATTTCCATCCCAATTTTCAATAGTATACTTGTGAACATGAAGACTTATCTTTGAGATATCGACATGATGTATTACAGACTTCTCATTAAACCCATGATGGTCTAATATACAGTTAATGAAAAATCCACTGCTTACTGTTATTGCCCAATCAACTGGTTTAGTTATATCTCCGTAGTTTGGTATTTCATTGTGCATTAGATATGTAATATTGCTATCATCAATTAAACTTGTTAAAATAGTATCATGGCTATTGTAGAATTCTTCTGCACTATCTGTGTTTAACTTATGAATAAACTTTGCTTCTATGTGGGTTGTGCCGTCGCCCAATGGCTTATGAAACCAAACGTCATCACTAAAATGTATATATTCATGATTTGATGCTTCAATCATTTTTTTATAATGATGTTCGTATGCACCCCATAAGAATATAGTTCCAGCATTGACAACCATAACAATATCGTAATCATGCAAGTATGTGTAACTGTCCATTACATAATAATCAACTTGGTTTTCTGTTGGTAATCTATTGCATTCTTGATAGTCTAAACTTAATTGTGTATAATTTAGAGCAATCTTATCAAAATGGTCATCGCCACTTCTAAGTACAACGATTGCATATTTTAATAACATTATAATCTTTCATCTATTTTATCAAAATTATAATAAGCAATATGAGTGTCTAACGAAACATCTCTACTAGGATCTTTCTTTTCAAAGAAATAACCCTCTATACTTTTTATAAATCTATTTTGACTATCAGTTATATCCCAATAATCTTTCCAATGCTTACTGGTTGCAGTATGAATTGTTAAGTTTCTATTAAATATCCATTGTCTTGCATCTTTAGTTTCTTCTTTTATATATTCACGTGCAGTTTGTTCATCTTTATAGTAACCATGATACTTTGGATAAGTTATATCAAACCCACCTGCACCAAACCAACCTTTATAACAACTTTCTATAGGTCTGAACACTATTATAATCTTACTCTTAGGAAATGTCTCTGCAATAAAATCTAAGTTATTTGATATCATATGTGATTTTACAATTCTGTAATCAGTTCTTTTTTCTTCTTTCCAGGCTTTATCTATTTCATTTAATATTTCTTGTTTTGAGAACTTATTAATCTCATGCCAACCTTCACCGAACTCCATGCCCGTGCCAAAGTAACTTCCTAGATGTTGTGCTTTATTAAATTTAGTTGGATGTGTATATTCTCTATCTTCATTTCTATCAGTAGTATTGATGTTAATCTTTTTTGTCATAGACAACACATTACTTACTGCACTCCATTTACTTCCAGGAGCACCTGTAAAAAATATAAGTTTACTTTCATCTATCATTCAAGAACCTTTTTATACCTTTATAGTTTACATAGTTTTTATCTATTTCATATATGTTTGATGAATTTATATAACGTGAGGGTAGATAACGTCTTTTCCACATATTCATTCTTATAATGTCGTGTATATGCATAGAGTACTCAATGTGATGTTTATCATTGAACTTCAATTTATATTTATCCCAAGACCAAATATCTCGTATTGTGAAATCAGAGCCTATCTCTTTGGCGATTGTTCTTAGCTTTTTCCCATATTCTGTATTTTCTCCACCTAGCCATTTCATTTTAAGAAATCCAGGAAACACCGCAGTTGTTCGCAAGTATCGTTCGCCTGTTGTATATTCATCATCTATCAAATTTAATACTTTTGCATTAGGAAATCTTTTTAGTAATTTCTCTGGCAATTCGTGTGTGCATATAATAATTCTATTCTTTTTGATTATCGCATGGCCACCCATCTTTTCGAAGCGTGGGTAAAAGAACCTAGTATAGTAATGTTCCTCATCTGGTATAAAATCTTTTACATAATCATGTATTGGCGGCAAGGAACCATTAGGTACTAGTCTATCAAAATGATAGCGACTTATATGCCGTTGTCGTATATCTGAATTTTTAAAATAAACATTCCATGGGTTAGTACCGTTATCTTTATGACTATACCAATATACATCAGGTAAGCAAGACAATACTCTCCCTAATTTATGTCCACCACATCCCTGTTCAAATGATATGAATATAATTCTACTTTCGTCCAACATAGTAGAACATACCTTCCTTGTTTTGTACTAAATCTCCAGTAGCAAACCAATCATCATATACACATATATCTCCCTTGACATATAATTCATCATTTACAATCTTAGTTTCACATTGTGCGGCGTTGCCCATTATTGTTTCAGTAGTACGAACTTCCATTCCAGGAACAAACGTCTTGTTAATTGCTACTGGTCCTACTTCTGTCATACCCCAATTTACAATAAAGATTGCTCCCTTGTTAATAAATTCTTTTATAATAGAACTATGTACTCTATCACTGCCACACATGATAATCTTATCTTGTAAATTAAGACTATTAAAACTTTTTGTTTTCATTATTGCTCTTGCCATATCAGGCGTCAGGTGACTATGAGAAAAGTTTTGTATCTTTCTGACCCATGAGAACGGGTTAAATTTCTCTACCTCGATTTCTGCCCCTACTTCATATCCTGGCAATGTTTGGGCTAATAGCCCACCTGCATGCCGTAATGTACAAACAGTAAGTATTTTACTATCACTATCAATACCTTGTATTTTTCTAGCAACAGCATTTGCATGTCTTAATTTATCAGGATTTTGAAATATATTCTTTGGTACGCCTGTTGTTCCGCTACTTTGCAGTATACAGCCTTCTTTAAGCATATCATCAAATTCGTTTTTAGTTATACTGTCTTCTAATTTCATTGTATTTGTTTATGTTTAATATCCACGTGTTTTGATTTACACCAAAAACTTCACTTGTTCCTAAGTTCTTAACTAACTCTAACTTTTCTAAATGAAAGAATGTTTTATCAATTCTATTCATCTTACCACTTGCATCATTCTCTGTGTTAGTAGTAATATAGATAAACATATTATCTAAATCTGTTTCTTTACTTGACGCATATTCAATCTGATATGGCAACTGACTATGAAAGCAATAGCTTTGCATATGGTGTCTGTTCAAACCTATCTTTTTGCTTTCAGTCTGCACACCTCTGAATAAAGCACGCCAACCGTTTGCCCATGGATGTATTCCACTGACACTAACCATACGTCCATTGTCATAGGTAGCATACCACATGCCACCTCGCTCTAAGCACCATTCAAACTTCATATTTTCTAATGTATTGTTGTTCATGAAATCTTTTTCATCGCATACTTTTAGAAAATCTTTCAGTTCAGGTGTTATTACTTTTAGTTCTTCTGTAATAATCATCTTGACAATCTATTTATATACGTGTATTATACTTGATAAATAACTAGAAGTCAATAGAAAAGGCGGGTGTAACTCAGTGGTAGAGTACCTCGTTGCCAACGAGGTTGTCGTGAGTTCGAATCTCATCACCCGCTCCAATTCTATAGATTATCCCATAGCATAGAGGAGACAGTGTTATGATATGGATTCTAATATGGTTAGCAGTTACACCAGCAGGTAATATGGAATATTATCATTTAGGTACTTACAGTGAAGAAAAACTGTGCGGTAATGCTCTCAGCAAAGCACATATACTAGTTACAGGTAAAGGACAAACGATAAGTTGCATTCCAATCGATAACAAAACTATTACGAAATAAGTATTGACACTGTATAATTTTCAGTGTATAATAGGGATTAACCGTACAATAAATGCGGTTGTTCTGGAGAGTTGGCAGAGCGGTTTAATGCACTGGTCTTGAAAACCAGCGTGGGTGAATAGTCCACCGAGAGTTCGAATCTCTCACTCTCCGCCAGAAAAATAAGACAATAAATGTCTAGGAGGACAATTTATGAACACAATATTAATGCTACTTTTTATTGTAGCAGTAGGTTATGTAGCCTACAGGTCTAAAGGGGATAATTACTTTCTAACTACATCAGATAGTAATATGAACCTAGGGCTGTCTTATGGTGCAACGTTAATTTCAACGTCTGCTATCATCGGATTCGGAGGCCTTGCTGGTTGGATTGGATTTGCAGTTCCACTAACAATGACAATTCCATTTGTAGGCTTAATTTATTTTGCGACCGTGTATATCGGTCCTAAAGTTTATAAGGCAAACAAAAAGCATAAAGCTAAAACCTATATTGAAATGATTGGTAAGCATTATAACTCTCCAATGATTTCAAAACTATTGGCAATCATCACAGTTGGATTAATTCCGTTTTACTGTGTTGCGGTGCTAATAGGTGTCGGTAAATTTATTACAGCATTTACAGGTGTTGATTTCACACTTGCTGTAGTTGGATTTAGTGTTTTAGTATTTGGCACAATCGCATATGGCGGAATGAGTGCAGTTCTAAAAAATGATATGGTACAAGGTATCATTGTTATTTTAGGTTCACTTATCGTACTTGCTATTACAGTGTTTAGTCATATGCAGGCAGTTGGATTTTGGGAAAACTTATCACTAGCCTGGACAGCAGTTCCAGAAGGTGATGCGTTGCATAAGTTAGGATTTACTGGGTTTACTAGCTGGCCAGAGTTTTGGTCTAGAGGCTGGTTAATGATTACTACATTATTGGTATTCACTATTCCAGTAGGACTTATCACTTTGCCTCAACTACAAACACGTTGGATGATGGCTAAAGATGAAAAGAGTTTTAAAACTATTGCAAGGTGGGGTGTTATTATCCCAGGTCTAGCAATCGTAACATTTATGTTAGCGGCAATTTCGGCTAACTCATATACGTTTGCGACTGAAGGTATTACCGTATCACAAGCATCTGGTGGAGGGACTGCAAATGTAATCCCTTATTGGATTAAGGAAGGATTTCCTGCTTGGGTAAGTAGTGCGTTGTTCGTTACAATTTTAGCGGCCGCATTTACAACACTTAATAGTTTGATGCACTTGTTATCAACTACTATTTCAAATGATATTATCAAAACTAAAAACCCAAGTTTGAAAGTAGCATATATTTCTATGATTGCAGTTATTGTATTAGCAGTCTGGATGACTATTGCATTTAATGGTCAAGTGGCCATCATTGCACGTGCTACTGCGTTGTACTTTGGTATTATAGGAGCGGCGATGCTTCCACTCGTTATTGGTATGGCAAGAGGACTATCTAATGGTCGTCATGCTCTTACTAGTTTTATCGGTGGTGCTTCGGTGAGTATCATTTGGGTACTATTCGTACACTTCAAAGAATCAAAGCTATTCACTGGTATCACTTATGATATGGGTGTATACAACTTTGTTGAGCCGATAGTTCCTGGTTTAATTGTATCTAGCTTAATCTTTATTGCATTGACTAAGCTAAGACCAACAGTTAAATAAATATACATAATATGCTCTCCAATATTGGGGAGCATTGTTCCCGAATAGTTCAGTTGGTAGAACAACGGACTGTTAATCCGTATGTCGCTGGTTCGAGTCCAGCTTCGGGAGCCAAGTTTGCAAAGGATAGAAAATGCAAAATGATATACATCACATAAACTATAACTTTGACAAGGATAAACTATGGGCTGGATGGGAAAAGTATAAACATACAGTTGAAACATATACAGACCCTAGGTTTGCAGAGTGGCGCAAAGATAAAGAATACTTCAAAAAGATTATGAATTCATTCGGTGTAGAAGACTACGATGATGAAGGCTTCAAAGTAGCAGACTTAAATGTTAAAGAGTTTGATTACGGTATGGAAATTTGTGACTTATTCGAAATAACAGATGCAAAATTCAAGTACTATCATATGGTACCGAATTTTGTTTTGCCATTTCATAGTGATTACGGTATGCAATGCTCAATAAACATTATGATAGGTGATAACCCAGCACCGATACGTTTTCAAGAAAGCGATACAACACATCATTATACACAAGCATTAATAAATGTTTCTAAAAAACATGGTGTTACTAATGGTGACTCAGCAAGAATACTTTTTAGACTGTCAGTCAACAGTGAAAGTTTCGAGTCATTACGAGATAAAATTATTAGTAAAACAACATAAATACTATTATATAATCATACAGGAAATATTATGGCTTATTCAGACAAAGTGTTAGACCATTATAATAATCCACGTAACGTAGGCAAATTTGATCCAAAAGACCCTGACATTGGAACAGGCATGGTAGGTGCGCCTGCATGTGGTGATGTTATGCGTTTACAAATAAAAGTAAACGATGAAGGAATTATAGAAGATGCAAAATTTAAAACATACGGATGCGGCAGTGCTATTGCTAGTTCAAGCATGGTAACAACAATGCTAAAAGGTATGACATTAGATGAAGCACAAGAAATTAAGAACACAACAATAGTTGAAGAACTGGCGTTGCCTCCAGTAAAAATTCACTGTAGCGTATTGGCAGAAGATGCCATCAAAGCCGCAGTTAGAGATTACGGTGGTAAGCAAGAAATAAACGCAAAGGCAGTCAGGATAGATTAAATGGATATTCAGTATTTTGAGAAACCGTTCCCCTATGTAATAATTGATAACTTTTTACCTCAAGAGTTATATAATAGAATTAAAGAAAACATGCAACACATGTACGGTGGCTTACAGGCATTACCAGAAGCAGATGAAGTTAGAAATGTCTTTGGTAATGAATTACAGAATATACGCAATAAATTACTTGAGCAGGTGCCGAATGCATCAGACCGAGAAATGACGCCAAATGATTATATCATATGGGCTAACAGACAAATACCATTCGCTAAGTATAAAAATCATATCGATTCACCATGGAAAAGATTGTCTACAGTGTTATATGTTGGAGCATTCAATCAAGGAACACTATTTCATGAAGACGCATCTGAGTTCAGTAGAATTGTTGGGCAAGTAGAATGGAAAGAAAATCGTGCAATGTCGTTTGTTCCATCAACCACTAGTTTTCATTCATATGAAAATACTAGAGAATATCACAGAGATACAGTACTAATCAACATGGGTTCAATAAAAAATGTCAATGAAGCAAAGAACAGCGAAGCCTTCAAACATATTTTTAACCCAAACAATTCATAATGCACGACCAGTTGTTAATGGGACGCCACCTAGGTCCTGAAATATCGAAAGCTGATATACCAGAATTAAATAATCTACAACAACTTCCTGAAAAATACCATAAGCATTTCAATATCGATGAAGACTACACTTGGAATGACCTGCTAACACTAGAAATACGTCTAAACAATTATGGTTTTAGGTCTAATGAAGACTATCATTTAGAAAACCAACCTAACGAGGTATGGTGTTTTGGGTGTAGTCATACAATGGGAATTGGATTACCACTTCATCATACATGGCCTCATATACTAGAAAAGCAAATAGATTTTAAAACAAAGAACTTTGGTGTTGCTGGTTCAGGCGCTGATATGGTATGGCGACTAATTGAAAACTGGGTTGAACATTCAAGGCATAAACCTGAACATATATACATATTCGGCTTTCATCATCCTAGATTTTCTGTATATGATGGTGGGCAATATATCAATATAAATGCATCTACTAAAGAAGCCATGACTAAAGATTTAGATAAATCATTGCTAGAAATTATAGATAAGAAATGGAATGAAATAGTACATGAAGATATACCAAAAGAAGAAACTATTATAAAAGAATTTTTAGACAAACATAAAATTAAATATTCAATAGTTAATCCTTCACTTTTATTCAGTATCAGACATAAAAGATACTTAGAAAACTCTGAATTATCACTAGATTTAGGCAATGATATACTAGATATAGCTAAATTTCATCATACTTTAGTGCATGGATACACACCAGGCATCGTAACTGGCGCTCATCCTGGGTTGAATTTTCAAAAAGAAGTAGTAAAACATCTATTAAAAACTTGACATATCTCCGAATCATGATATATTATATACATAATGAAGGAGAAAGCTATGAACAAATTTGTTATCGAAACTGCTATCCGTGAAAACTATGCCGCCCATGATTCAGATTGGGATGGTGTTACTTCTTATTGGAAGAACAAAGGTGGTAGCACCTATGTTGTTGAAGCCAGCAATTATGATGAGGCTTCTTCCGTTATAGATTTAGTTACATCTTCAAACGAAGCATACGAAGAAAACTTCTTTGATTGTTATCAAGTTGAAGATAACTTTGAATCAGAATACGTACAATCACAAAAAGAGTACGACCCAAAAGGTTGGGATACTTTGTACCTTGATAATGTTGTTCGTAAGAATGACAAAGGTGATTGGTATATGAAACGTGGCTATATAGTTGGTGGATTTCAGGAAGGAACAGAATATGAACATCTTATTGGTAAGTTTGTTGGTAATGTCGATAACCTTAGTACAGGCGAATGCGTCCTTAAAATTGAAGGCGATACCCGTACAAGTCTAGTTTAAACTTGACAAATTAACGAATCGTGCTATATTAATTAAGTAATCAGAGAGAGGTTCAAATGATTCGTATTTTTAATTCAGCTATCCCCGGAGAACGTTGGTTGTCACTAGATGAAGTAAACATAGTGACACAAAAGATTTGTCCAGTATATAGTTCTCCTTATATCTTATTTGAGCATAGCGATTACCCCATGGGTTCGTTAAAGGCAGAATATAATGGCGAACATTGGTCTTGTGATTTAGACTAAAAACTTGACAAAATAGCGAATCGCTGTATACTATAAGTATAGTTAATCAAAAGAGAGAGAATAATATGTTTAGAATCCCTAGTTTTTATGAAGCAACACCAAGTTTTGAAGATGCTTGGAAGACAATCGAAAGTTTTGGTCGTGGCGATGCACTAGAAGGAATGAACGCAATGAACCGTGTTTGGGAAGAGCATTGTGCATCAGGCAATGATGATGATAACTTCTGGGATAATTATGAGTATGAAGCAAATGCTTATAATGTAGTATTTTCAAACATGAGCAAACTTTTCGGAGAGGCGGCGTAAGATGATACGCATTTTTAATAGTGCAGTTTACGAAGATACTGGTGCTGAACGTCTAATACCTTTAGAAGAAGCCAGTATCATAGAACAGAAAATTGATGCAAAGGGCCGTCCTTACATATTCTTTGAACATACGGATTATCCATTGGGCGGGCTTCGTGCTTGGTATGATGGTAAGTATTGGCAATGCGATTTAGATTGAGAGGTAACATGAGACATCCAAATAGCCTAGAATTCAATAAAAGCACTATCTTTGGTCTAGCACTAACAGGTGTTATGATTTCACTGAATATATACTTTTTCTTTTAAAGTCTCCTTGTTCATATTGTGAACTAACTGGCCCACTTCTGAGTGGGTCTTTTTTTATAATAAAGATAAATACACATAGCAGTTAATTATAGGTAGAAAAACATGAGATTATACGACTTATTTGAGAACGAAAACAGCAATCTTGTTGTAATATATCCAGGAAGATTTCACCCATTTCACATTGGACATGGGAAAGTATTCAAGTATCTAAAACAACAATATAAAGGTGCACAAGTATTTATTGCATCTTCTGATAAAACGGATAATCATAAGTCTCCCTTTACATTCCAAGAGAAGAAAAAGATGATGCAATTAGCTGGTGTAGACCCTAATTCTATCGTTCAATGTAAAGTTCCTTATGTTGCTACAGAGATTACAGACAGATTTGACCCAGATAAGACCGTAATAGTTTATGCAGTATCAGAGAAAGATATGGCAGAAGACCCTAGATTTAACTTCCCGGACACTGGTATGGCTCTATTAACTAGAGGTGCTAAAAAAGGACAACCTGCTCATATGCAAAAATGGCCTGGGATTGAGAATGCTAAACCATTGCGTGACCATTCATATATTACTACAGTACCTACGTTTAAGTTCGAAATAAGAGGACAGGCAATTAATAGTGCTACCCAAATTCGTGACATGATTGCGAAGGCAGACGAGTCAACACTAGAACAGATTTTACAAGATTTATATGGCAATCCTAATATTCCAAAAGATGTAATGCAATTATTTCAAAATAAATTACAAAAAGGAATTACAAATGAAAATTGGGAAGAGCATTCGTTGTATGAGTCTCTTATGGAAGCACAACTAATGCAGGATATGGGTGAAGCATTATCGCCTGCAATGGCAAGACGAGCCAGAAAGAAAGCATACGCACTCAAAACAATGGCAAAATATCGTAAAGCATCTGAATTAGGTATGGATCCTTCCAAAGTTAATCAACGTAGGAATGAACCAACTCCTGTTAAAGAAAAAGAAAAATCAGAAGATTTGTTAAAAGGGTTTGACCCTAAAACTGCAAGAGCATTGGTTCAGTTGAAAACTAAATATCCGCAGGCAGACAATGTGTTATCGGCTTTATTGGCAGACGTAGAAAAGAATGAAAGAGACGGCGACAAAGCTGACTATAAACAAGAAAAAGAATTGGCAAGACTTACTAAAGCAATAGAAGTATTGCAAAAAGAAATACAAGTTTTGAAGTCACAAAAGGGAAAATAAAATGAGATTAGATGAAGTAGAACAACCAATAACTAACACTCAATTAAATGCTTTAGAAAAAGCATTAGATAATTTGTTTTCTAGTCTCAACATCGATGTAGAATTCACTAGACACTTTATCGATAGAGCAAACGATGACCGTAATGGTCAACAAATCACTATGCCTGAGTTGGTAAATTTGTTTAAAAAAGAATACAAGCGTTGGGGTAAACCAATTGCACAGATGGGTCCTGATGCTGAGGCAGTGATGAAAGACTTAGAAAGTGATATCAATATTCCTTTTGTATTGAAATGGGACAGAGACAACGAAGAACTAGACTTAGTTGCAAAAACTGTCATGCGTAAAAAGAACTTCAAAACATCAAACAAAGAATTTCCAGTAGAGTCCACTGTAGATGTTAGTGAAGATTTTGGTTCAGTCCCTCCGTTAGCAGAATTAATTATTATGGCTGTGTTGGCAAAGACAACAGTTGATGTACTTAAAGGTATGTTTAAGGTTGCAATTACAACTGGTAAAGGTATTAAGAAGTTACGTAGTTTACAACAAAAAACAAAAAGACTAGGACAGAATATTGCAGATTATGCCTTACCAGAAGATTTTAGTCATCCTGATAAAGCTATATTAAATGTACCAGAAAGATATATGAAGGCGGCCCTAGATGCATTGCATAGGCTTGTGACTTCTAAAGGCAACAGACAAAGTGTAAGTGGATACGCATTTGATATTTCTCGTACCATGCATGGAATAAATGCAAGAGAACTTGCAGACGTATATAATAAGATACACGAATCTAACGAAGATGATTTTTATCTAATCGTAGAATATAATAAAGGTCAGCCTGTTAAACAATCTGATCCTTTGAGAGTATTAGATAACTTAGCCGCACGTGCAGATAATATGCCTTTTCCAATTAAATTTAAAGATAATGAAGAAATTAAAGTTACACCTGAACTTGCGAAAAGATTTACAATGGCGTATCATGATATTGCAAGACCAGAACAAAAAGAAATCATTAAACAATATCTAAGAACTAAAGAAGGCTTCAAGAAAATTGTAAATAAAATGCAATTAAACAAGAGTAACTTTGGCAAAAATGCAAACGCAAATTTAGCCAGCTTAGATAGAAATATTAAAAATTAGGATTGTTTTAAATGCGCCTAGCTGAATTCAAAATAGAGAAGCCTAAACCAGAAGATACTATGGGTATCACAAGGGACAAAATGCCTCAAGTGAAATCTACAGACTATGACGAATATAAATCTTATCTTAAAAAGAACGGCGTAACTCTAACTTCACAAGTCGTAAGTGCAAAAGATTTAAAACCAATACAAAAAGAATTTTCAGACCAAGGTGTTGAAAGACAACTTACAAAGAACAAAAAATATGACGGCCAGAACCCAAAACCTCTACTAGCAAGTAGTGACAGTTGGATTATAGATGGACATCATCGGTGGTTGGCCGCTTTGAATACAGGTAGAGATATTAATATTTTACGTGCAAATGTTGATGTTCATGAACTTTTATCCTTGACATTAAAGTTTCCTAGTGTATACTTCAAAGATATCTACACAGAGGACGAATCAATGGATATCATAGCAAAGGCAGAACAATTTGCTCAAGAGGCTCACAAAGACCACAAGAGAAAGTACACTGGTGAACCATACTATGTACACTTAGATGAAGTGAGAAATATCGTTAAACAGGCAGGTGGTTCTGTGAATCAACAGTGTGCCGCTTTGTTGCATGATACAGTAGAAGATACAAGTGTTACACCAGCAGATGTAACAAGAGAATTTGGTCCTCAGATTGCAAAACTAGTTGTTGAACTTACTGATGTAAGTAAACCAGAAGACGGTAATAGAAAAGTACGCAAAGGCATAGACAGAGATAAACTTGCAGGTGTTAGTGCAGAAGCACAAACAGTTAAATATGCCGATTTGATAAGCAATGGCAGAGATATCGGCAAGAACGATCCTAAGTTTGCTAAAGTTTACCATGCAGAAAAGGCTGACCTGTTAAGAGTTATGAAAAATGGAAAAGCTAGTCTACGAAAAGAAGCTATCAATATGTTACCTGATGAACTTAAAGCAATAGCAAATTCTCAAGTCGAAGAAGAAGTTAAACTTGCTAATTCAGTAATATCATCACAACAAATGTTGACAAAACTATCAAAAGAAATGCAAGGCACACATACGGGCGCAATGGATCCAAACTCAGACTGGTCAAAGTTTGTTCTATCTCATAAAGGGTTTAAACTAAAAGACGTACAAGTTGATAAGATACCAACAGCAGTAAAGAGCGATGGAATGAGTCAGGCAAATGTTGAAAAATATAAAAAAGCAGACACATCTCAATTCCCCCCAATGGTAATAGGCAACGATGGATATCTATTAGATGGCAACCATAGACTTCAAGCATACAAGGCACAAGGTATTAAAACAGTCAAAGCCTACGTAGGCGAAGAAGTTGAAGTATCGTTACATGGCGATGCTAAAAAAGGTTATGTACTATCTAAGATTGAAGTATCAGGCGATGAACGCAATGCTGGTCAAGGGACCAAAGAAATGCAAAATATCGTTGATAGAATGGATAGAGAAGGCGCCATTATTGCACTAACACCAGATGATGCATTTGGTGGGAATAAGAATAGACTGATTAAGTTTTACAAGCGTTTTGGTTTTGTACCAAACAAAGGTCGCAACAAAGACTTTCGTTTTAGAGAAACAATGATCCGTTATCCACAAACAAACGAAAGAGTTAATGAAGCACTGAACACTATGTTATCAGCATTAAGAGAAGAAGCATTGAACGTCAAACCTATCATTACCCAGGCTATTCGTAAGCTAGATAAAGTATTTAAAAAGAATCAATATGAAGTCAGAATAGTAGGTGGCGCTGTAAGAGATATTGCATTAGGTAAAGAGCCAAAAGATATTGACTTTGCCACAGATGCTACACCGGATGAAATGATTGCTATGCTTGACAAAGAAGGTATCAGACACATTCCTACAGGCATAGAGCATGGTACAATAACTGCGGTTATCGATGGTGAAGATTTTGAAATAACAACTCTACGTGCAGATACAAATACTGATGGTAGACATGCTGATGTAGAATTTGTACGTTCATGGGAAGAAGATGCCAAACGTAGAGACTTAACATACAACGCAATGTCAATGGACATTGACGGTACAGTACATGATTACAATGGTGGTATGGACGACTTGCAAGATAAAGTAAGTAGGTTCGTAGGGGATCCAGAAGAAAGAATTAAAGAAGATTATTTGCGTATCTTAAGATACTTTAGATTTCAATCTAAGTTAGATAGTCCAAAGTGGGACGATGTCACATTAAATGCAATCAAAGATAATGCAGATGGCATGACAGGTTTATCTGTTGAAAGAATTTGGCAAGAAATGAGCAAATTGTTAATGGGTTCGAGTGCCAAAGAAGCACTTGAATGGATGAACAAGACAGGCGTATCAAGTAAGATTGGACTTGAAGGTATCAATCCAGCTAAACTAGGTGAGCCTACAGGACCTATTATTGCCCTTGCAAGAATGCTGGACAGTAGTGGTATTGCAAGAGATTGGAAGATGAGCAATTACGATAGAGAAATGTTTGACTTCTTAATCAAGCACAAAGGTGAAAACATCAATCCAAAACAAGCACAAGATATGATTATCAATGGTGCCTCACAGGATCATTTACTTGCATGGGCAAACATGCATGGCAAGAATGATGTATATGATGCAGTACACGGATTTGAACAACCAGACTTCCCAATCAATGGTAAAGACTTACTAGCAAGAGGTTATGTAGCTGGTCCTAATCTTGGTAAGATGATTGCTGATTTAAAAGATGAGTGGATGAAATCTAACTACAAACTAAGCAAGGAAGACTTGTTAAATAAAGTTCCAGTTAAAGAAACCATAGTATTAGAAGCAGTAGGCAAGTTTATGACAGGACATAATGTCAAGTTTGCTGGTAAGAAGTATGAACAAATTGAAGTTGAAGTCACAGGTGTTGATAATGACAAGAGACTTTATCATATATCCATACTTCATCCAAAAGAACTGTTCGGTAAACAAGTATCTATCTCAGCAAAATTCATGCATCGAGGACCATGGGTAAAAACAGATACGAAAAAGGTTGCAAATTGGGCTGAAAGCAAGTATGATAATTGGATGAATAAAAAATCATTAGATGAAGATTTCGAAAGACTATTAGAAGATAATACTCCTGATGTATATGTGGATATGGATGGCGTATTGGTTGATTTCTTTAATGAGTGGGCTAGAATTATGAATGTCAAATCATACAGAGACATACCAAAAGAGCAAATAGGCAAAGCACTTAAGAAGATTGTTAATACTCCAAACTTCTGGGAAGATTTGCCAACACTAGCAGGTCATAAAGAACTGCTCAACACAATTAAAGCCACAAAAGGCAAATATAAAATATTAAGTTCCCCTCTTGCAAACGATCCAAACGTGGATCCTGGTAAAAGAGAGTGGGTGAGAAAACATTTAAACTTCTTTAAACCAGAGCAAGTTATCATTGACCATAACAAATCAAAATATGCAACTAAGCAAGACGGTACACCGAACTTGTTAATTGATGATTTTGGTAAGAATGTCAAAGGATGGCAATCAGCAGGTGGTATCGCAATTAAACATCACACAACGACTACAGCCAATACAGTACAAGCAATTAAAAAAGTATTCAGTAGAAAAGATGTTAAAGAGGCGGCAGGCGTAGGGCGTGTCGTACCAGGTATAAATACCACAGTTGATGTAGGACCCAATGAAATTACTAAACAAGCTAAAAAGTTTGGTAATGACGTAGACAAGGATGGGAAACCTAAAAAGCTACTGCGTACAAAGAAAAAATGAATGAACTAAATCCAAATCTTCATAATTTAAAAAATACAATGTGTTTCAAAAACTGGAACGACATTATAATATCCTTACCTCAAAGAACAGTAAAGTGGTGTTGTAAAACACAACATACGCCTGAGCAAATGAAAGAACTAACATTTGACATAGATACGCTTACCGAAGATTTTTTATTTAATCATCCTATACTACAACAACGAAAGTATGAATTAAGTGGAGGCACCCGCAGTACAGATTGTTCAGGTTGTTGGAGAACAGAAGATGCAGGCGGAGAGAGTGTTAGAACATCATATAACAGTAATTACGATTATCCGTGGAGAATGCGTTTACAAAAAGCTGGCAATCATCCAAACATGGCTAAACAATTTCATAGAGATATGATGGAACGTGACAACTTCAAGTTTATTGAAATAGAATTAACAAATAAATGCAACATGGCGTGTGTATATTGTTGGGCTGGTTCTAGTACTCGTTGGCAAAAAGAAGTAGGTCAGCGTTTTCCAGATACAGATGATGCAATGTTTGATAAGACACTGAATATTTTAAATGATTATTGGGATAAGAAATTAGTAGGACAAGGACATGTTAACTTTAGTTTACTAGGCGGAGAGCCGTTTTTTACTGACCATATGTTTAAGTTTATTGAAGAATTTATGGTAAACATCAATGACACTCACACTGAAGGACAAATAGTAGTAATCACTGTTACAACAAATTTAAACTTCCCTAAAAAGAAATTCGATAAATTTATTGAACTAGTACATAGAACTCCAAATATACGTTACGAAATGCAACTATCAGGTGAAGCATTAAATAAGCAGAGTGAATTGATTAGGTGGGGATTAGATTTTAATAAATGGGATGAAAACTTAGATTTATTTTTTGAGAAATCAAAGGATATTGATAATCTAATTATTGGTTTTGGTTGCGCCCACAATAGTTTAAGTCTTCCCTACTTCAAAGATTTTTTAGTGTACCTTAATGATAAAATAAATAAGTATGAATACGATAAGACAATATTAATGCATCAGAATTGGGTAGATAATCCAGTGCATTTAGCAGTAGATTCATTAGAGCCACATCATGCAGATGCAATAGAAGAACAAATAGAATATTTTCAGAATATGTCTGGTAATTTCTATAAAAAACAAAGATATATTAGATTAATGAAGACAATGAAATCACTAGTAGAAAGCGAAGTGCCAGTAGAAACTAAGCTAATAGCACAAAAACAGTTTAAAATATTAGAAGATAGACGCAAAATCTCATATTCAGAGTGCTTCCCACACTTCAATGAACTAGTAAATTCCAATTAATTAATTAATTTGATAAATAGTAATATGAAATTAACAGAATTATTAGGTGAAAATTTTAGTGGAGCGTTTGCAGGTGTGGCTATGCCAATGACACCGGGTACGAAAGCTAAGGATGCCAAAAAGGCAGTAGACCCATATGGGTATTTGACACCTGGTAAGAAACAAAAGAACTATAAGATGGGTTTTTCTGCTAATGTAGGTAATTTAGTTTACAATAAGCCTGTCAAGAGTCCAATGATTAAGAGAGCAAAATAATGAAACTTACACAATTAACAGAGAGTTTTGTAATCAACAACGATGAGTTTGAAGATTACTTAAACCGTGGTACGGAACAACTCAAAACAGAATTAGAAGGTGGAAAGAATGCCCGTGATGCGGTTCATGATTTAGCCTTAACATTTTCACAACAGCATAATAAGTCTTATGAGGCATATGAACGTATGTCTGATAGTCTAGCGGCTCGTATGCATACACTAGAATTAGGTAATGACCAGGCTCCGGCTATGGATATGCCTGGTGAAATCCCATCGATGGATCCAGAAGCACCAAGCGACATGGACATGGCGCCTGATATGTCTCCCGAAGAACCAGAAGATGGTGAAATGAGCGGTATGGACATGAATGTTCCAGGTGCAGAGGAAATGCCAAACGATGAAGAAATGGCAGACTATGATGCAGTGATGGCCAACAAGCCAGACGCAGAAGAAAGCATGGAAGAATCAGCAGGGTCGCTCACCCAAGATGATTACGATGCAAAAAGAAAAGCATTACAAGACATTCAGTTGGACCCTGAGACAAGCAAAGACCCAGAATTAAAAGCAGAACTTATGCGTAGAATAGCATCACTTAATGCAGAAGCCAAAGCATCAGGTATCAAAGAAGGTACTATGATTGGCGGACTAATGAAATATGATGGTCAACCAGAAGAAGAATATGCTGAGGCAGTTTCAAAATATAATGAATTCATGGATGAACCACGTGAAGCAAATGACGAAACAACTGATATGGTTATGTCTTTTGTGTTTGATGATGAATTATTAGATGATATGGCCGAAGCACAAGAACAAGGTAACAAAGACGTTAGAGATATTGTTGCTAAAAGAATGGCAGAACTTGGTCACGCAAATGAATCAGTTTCAGAAGCAGATGAAAAACCATACATTTGTGTACATGCTAAAAAAGGCAAACACGAATGTCATGCGACTACCTCATACGGAGCGGCTAAAAAGGCGGCTGAACATTGGAAGATGAAATCAACTGCTGGTATCGATGCACATTTGGCAGTAGAAGAATCAGCAATGATTGAAGAAGGTGCAATGGATACTCTAAAGAAAATCGTAGCAGACAAACAAAATATGCCTGTTAAATTTGATGATGGCCAGATGAAAGTAGATTTATTTACTGCATCGGCTGTTACACAAGTTTATGATAAAGTTAACGATGCTAACAAAGAAAAAATTGACAACATGCTAAAAACTAAAGCTGGTATGTTAAAGATTGCCGACTTTGCTATGTCCTCACTTAAAGAGGGCAAATTAGGCACACTTGCTAAAGTAGGCGTAGGTATGGCGGCTAAAGCAGGAATGGATAAGAAAACAGCAATTAAAACAGCTAGAGGCATTGAAAAGGGTATCGCAGTTGGCAAAGCAGTAAAGAATTCACCAATCACAAAAGCAGTAGGTAAAGGTATCGGTGGTGTTGCGAAAGCGGCGGCAATTGGTATGCAAAACAAACTATCTGGTGTTAGTGGTGGTGCTGTCCCAACAAGTAAGAAAAAAGTATTCAATGCAGACGATGTAGCAGACAGAATTGTTAACAATTCGGCTAGACTTGCAATGTCAGAGTACAATGAATTCTACAAAGAACTAGATAAAGCGGCTAAGCAAGGTAAGAAAGCTGGTGACTCTATCTCAGTTGGTGGTAAGAACATCAAACTAAAATCTAATCCAAAGAAAATGTCTGACCTAACTGACTCAGACTTTGCAAAAATCGATGTAGTAGCACAGAAACTAATGGACGCAAGTTGCGGTTCACATGGAAAAAAACGAAAATAACTATTGACTTTCGTAGTCACTTAATGTATTATAAAAGAGTGTCCTAGAAATAGGGCGCTCTTTTTTAACCTAAGGAGGCAACTATATGTCAATCGATACATTAAGTCCAGAAGACAAAGCAAAACTAACACAACTCGTGGATGAAGGTTGTTCAGTTTTACAGGAATGTGAAGACCTTAAAGGTGGTCTACGTGATACAGTTAAAGCAATCGCAGATGAGTTTGATATCAAACCAGGTGTTCTAAATAAAGCGATTAGCCTAGCACATAAGGCAAAACTAACAGAAGCAAAACAAGACTTTGCTGATGTTGAAGAAGTGTTAGAGACTGTAGGACGCACCCTGTAAATGAGTTATGTAGACGCTTATTACAATAGAGATAAAGACATTGTTCAAGTAATAGAACGTGTCGATGGAAAACGTGTCTATAACGATTTCCCTGCATGGCGAACTTTCTATGTGAAAGATCCTCGAGGACAACACTTAAGTATTCACGGAGATAAAGTCCGTGAAGTAAAGTGTAAACGGCTCAAAGACCTACACAAAGAACGAAGAATAAATGCAGGTAAGTCACTATACGAAAGCGATATCAAACCAGAAGTAAGATGCTTAAGTGAGAACTACAACGGTGTAGATTCTCCAAAGCTACATACTGCTTTTTTTGATATCGAAGTAGACTTTGATGCAGATAAGGGATTTGCTCCACCAGAGGATCCCTTTATGCCTATCACTGCAATCACTGTTTATCTACAGTGGTTAGATAAACTTGTAACATTCGCTATCCCTCCTAAACATATGCAAGAGGGAGAAGGACTTGAAGAAGCAGAACGCATTTGTAATCAATTTGATGATACATTTTTATATCTTGATGAAGTAGATATGTTAAATGATTTCATTGCATTGATTGATGATGCAGATGTTTTATCAGGTTGGAACTCAGAAGGTTTTGATATTCCATATACAGTTAGACGTATTACTCGCATGATGAGTAAATCACATACACGCAAACTGTGTTTATGGGACTTGTTTCCGCATGAAAGAAAAGTAGTAAAATATGGCAGAGAACAAATTACATATGATTTGTCAGGGCGAATTCACCTAGACTATCTTGAACTTTATCGTAAGTATACATACCACGAAATGCATTCGTACTCACTTGATGCTATCGGCGAATACGAACTTGGTGAAAAGAAAATTGCATATGAAGGCACACTAGACCAATTGTATAACAGAGACTTCTATAAGTTTGTTGAATACAACAGACAGGACGTTGCACTTCTTGGTGAAATGGATAAGAAGCTACAATTTATTGATTTAGCAAATGAAATTGCACACGACAATACAGTTAATATCAAAACAACTATGGGTGCAGTTGCAGTTACAGAACAAGCAATCATTAATGAAGCACATAGACGAGGTATGGTTGTTCCAGATAGAAAGAAGCGTGACTGGACAGAAGAAGATATTGAACCCACTGACGCAGAGTTAGAAGCGGCAGAGAAACAGAAAGCCGCGGGCGCCTTTGTTGCAGATCCAAAGACTGGAATTCAACGATGGGTATCAGGTATTGATATTAACTCACTCTATCCATCTATTATTCGTGCATTAAATATGTCTCCAGAAACTATTGTTGCACAACTCGAACCAACTCTAACAGAAAAAATGATTGGTGATAGAATTGCTAATGGTAGACGAGGTGGCGGTAAAGGCTTTGGTGCGGCGCAGGCTTGGGAAGATACGTTTAGTGCAGAAGAATTTAGACTTGTTAATGAAAAAGATAAAACAGAAAAGATTAATCTTGTATTAGAAGATAATAAAGATGTTCGAAATGAAATGACAGGCGCAGAGATACACAACTTAGTATTTCAAAGTGACTTGCAATGGGCAATTACTGCCAATGGTACAATTCTAAAACAAGACGTACAAGGTATCATTCCTAGTTTATTAGAACGTTGGTATGCTGAACGTAAGATACTACAAGCAAACAAGAAAAAAGCTATTGAAGATGGCGACAAAGAAGCTATTACATTTTGGGATAAACGACAGCTAGTTAAGAAGATTAACTTGAACAGTTTGTATGGTGCGATTTTGAACGCTGGTTGTAGATTTTATGACAAACGTATTGGTCAAAGTACAACTCTATCTGGTCGTTGTATTACAAGACACATGGGTGCTAAAACTAATGAAGTAATCGCTGGTACTTATGATTACAAAGGCGAGTCCATTATCTATGGTGATACAGATAGTATCTATTATTCTATGTATCCTGTTTACAAGGAAGACATTGATGCAGGTAAGATTGAATGGACTAAAGAAAAAGTTATTGAACTGTACGATGAAATTGCAAATCAAGTCAATGCAAGTTTCCCTGACTTTATGAAAGACTTCTTTAATGCTCCACGCAAACAAGGTGAGATTATTGCGGCGGGTCGAGAGAACTGTGCAACTATGGGTATCTTCATTAAGAAGAAACGATACGCAATGCTTATCTTTGATGATGAAGGCGTAAGAAAAGACGTAGATGGTAAACCTGGTAAAGTAAAAGCTATGGGTCTCGATTTAAAACGTAGTGATACTCCTGATTATATGCAGAACTTTTTGAGTGATGTTCTTGTTACAATTCTAACAGACGGTACAGAACAAAACGTAATCGATATGGTTAAGATATTTAAGAAAGAATTCAGAGCAAAGCCTGGTTGGGAGAAAGGTACTCCTAAACGTGTTAATAATCTTACTATGTATAGAAATAAAGTAAAAAAGATTGCAAAGCAACAAGGCAAAGATTTCAAACTAGAGGGAAATAATAGCAAAAAAGATAAAGTACACTTGCCGGGACATGTTAGTGCGGCTTTGAATTGGAATACACTACGTGAATTACATGGTGACAAATATTCTGTTGAAATTACCGATGGTATGAAGACTATTGTATGTAAACTTAAACCAAACGCTTTAAAAATGACAAGTGTTGCAATTCCAATTGATGAAAAGCGTATTCCTGAATGGTTTCAAGAACTTCCTTTTGATGATGATTTAATGGAATCAACAATTATTGATAAGAAACTAGATAATCTTATTGGTGTTCTTAAGTGGGACTTAAGTGATGCTGATGCGTCTGAGCAATTCACCAATCTGTTTGATTTTTGATATGCACAATGTAGGAATAGTAGGGTCTAGTTATAGTGTAGGTTGTCACCATAACAAAGAGACCGGAGAAAACAATTTAGCATTGCCATTTGAAACATGGCTAGAGAAATATACAACAAACATGTCGTTTGTTAATTCAGCATGTTCTAGCAAGGGCACAGAACTTTACCTAAATAAGATTGTATACTTAAAAGAAAAATATAACATTGATATTCTGTTAATGGAGTTAGTAAACAATAGGTCAGAATTAAACTTTAAATGTCTTACAGAACCTTATCTAAAGATAAAACATGTCACTGATATGTCTATCATCGAAGATGATGTTTATAAAGATTCTGCATCGATATATGAATTTATGAGAGCATTAACGCAAGATATGGAAGAAGAATGGTTTGCAAAAACTAGAAAAACTTTTCAGCATTGGAAAGAAACACAAGAACAGATGGCGGCAAATCATATGTCACCAGAGTTTTGGGGCATGTTAGATGTGTATCAGGCAATTAAATTATGCAAACTATTAGATATAAAGGTTGTAACATGGCACAAATCGTGGGACTTCTATAACTATCCTGGATTTGAATCAATGCTACAGAAATCATTGTATATAGACTTTGATGGTACAAATGCACATGAGTATTATACAAAGAAGTATGCCGATAAAGATATTACATGCGATGGTAATCATTTCAATGATGAAACTAATGAAGAAATGATAAGAGATTTTATTGCACCTAAATTAGAGAGAATAAAATAATGTCATATACTGACTTAATTAATCGTAGAGCGACTAATGAAGCGTCTGATGAATGCTATACACCAGAGGATCAAATACTTCCTCTGCTAAAATATTTAGATAAGGATAAGACTTATTATGAAGCGACTAGTGAAAAAAGCGGTAGCATTGTTTCCGGATTCAACAAATACGGTTATAATATTGTTGGGTCTGATGGTAGGGATTTCTTTGATTGTACACGGAGTGATGTCTATGATGGCATTATAACTAATCCACCGTATAGCAAGAAAGACCAATTCTTAGAGCATTGTTATGCATTAGATAAGCCGTTTGCTTTGTTACTTCCCGTGACAAGTTTTCAGGGAGCAAGACGAGGGAAGATGTTTATGGACAAAGGAATGTCCGCACTTGTGTATAATTATCGTATTGATTTTACTGGAAAAGGTTCGCCTACATTCGGTAATGCTTGGTTTATATGGGGTTTTATGCCTCCAAACCAAATACATTGGGTAGATAATCCAGTAGCAGGAAAAACTAAAAAGGGTATTGACATTGATAGCAAATAGTGTTAATATAGTATTAATAAACCATAAGGAGAAAGAAAATGCAGGATATTTTAAAGGATATTGTTAAGCATACTCATTCGTTAGGTATCATTCAAGCGGCTAAAGTCACTACAGATGATACTGGTACAACGATTGATGCTATGGATGACGATAGAACAGTGGTGTTACGAGGCAAACTACATACACCAGTTAACGAATTCAAAGGCAAGTTTGGTCTTGGTAGACTAGGCGTACTCAACGGTTATCTAAACTATGAAGGTGAAGATAGAGAAGGTAAATCAGTTAAAGCCGGTGTAGAAGTTGGACATGAGGAACGCAATGGCGAAATGGTCCCTACACAACTATCATTCTCAATCGAAGGTGCAATGCAATCAACTTATCGTGTAATCGTAAGTGAACTTGTTGATGCACAGATTAAAACAGCAAACTTTAAAGGTGCCAAATGGGACGTTGAAGTTATGCCAACACAAAAAGCAATCAAAGACTTACAATACTTTGCAGGTATTCTAGGAGCATTTGATCCACTCTTTACTGTTAAGACAGTAGACGGTGTACTGAAATTCTTTATCGGTGACCGTTCAACAGACAGAGTAGAACTTCCATTCGCACAGAATGTTAACGGTGAACTAAACACTGGTTGGAGTTTCCCTCTATCGACTGTACTTACAATTTTGAAACTTGGTGATACTAGCACAATGAGTGTTAAAATCTCAGACCAAGGTGCAATGATGATTCAAGTAGATAGCGGATTAGGTCTATACGAATACATCTTACCAGCTAAATCAGGTAATTAAAGCGTGAAAGACTTAGGTAAAAATAATCTAAGTTCCGGTTATGCAATCTTTTTGCCGGCTATTTCAAATTTCTATGTTCGCAAAATCTCTCAGCATTATGCGGACAAGACAGATATGTTCCCACCAGAACGTATCCCTAAAGGATTTGAACACGGGTTAGATGGATTAAATATCTTGGATAAAGATAAAGGCTATGTACATTACGCTCATGGTCTTTACTCCGCAGGGCATGCCAATCTTGATTTAGAAGGTTCTAAAATTGATGATGGTATGGTCGTTAACCGTGATAGAGAAAACACAGTATTAGTAGGTGATTCAGGCGGCTATCAAATTGGTAGTGGTGCTTGGAAGCTAGACTGGAGTAATTTCGAAACTGGTGCAGATTGGCAAAAGACACGTTGTAGTATTATGACATGGTTAGAAGAATACTGTGATTATAGTATGACACTTGATATTCCTATGTGGGGATATCTTCCGCAGTATCGTGATAAGACAGGTCTTAAAACAGCAGATGAATGTTTAGAAAAGACAATCTTTAATCATCAATTTTTTATCGACAATCGTATTCCCGGTAAGACTAAATTTCTCAATACACTACATGGTGCTAATTGGGAAACAAGCGAGAAATGGTACCAAGCAGTCAAAAAGTTCAATGACCCAAAAGTATATGGTGATAGAGCATTTGAAGGTTGGGCTATGGCTGGCGACCATGCCGGTGATGCAGAACTTCTGCTAAGACGATTAATCACAATGCGTGATGATGGTATGTTAGCAGGTGACGATGTTTGGATACATACACTAGGCATTAGTGTTCTCCCGTGGGGTTGTTTCTTAACTGCTATACAGAGACAACTACGAAAACATGTTAATCCAAATATCACTATATCTTTTGATGCGGCTTCTCCATATATAACTGCATCTAAAGGTTTAGCATATGATTATCCCGACTTGAATGGAAACGCTTGGTCTTACAAGACTAAGAAGTTGAACTGGAGACAAGATATTTCTAATCCGGATCAACCTTGGATGTATGATGGGGAAATTGGTTCTCGACTTAATATGAGAGATATCAATTACATGCAACCAGGCATGTTGAATAGAAACAAAAAAGAAGCCAAATCAAGTTGGGATAGTCTATCTTATATATTAATTCAAGCACATAACACAGAGTATCATATCAAAGGTATGCAAGATGCATTACGTAGATTTGACCATGAATATGAAATGTTACATGATAAGATTGATATACACAACATGAACTTAGGCAAAACTAATGTGTTAAGTGATGTTGTGCCTGATACAGTATTGTATTTTGCAAAATTTGTTGAAGAATTATTTGTATCAGATGATCCAATGAACATGTTATCAGACTTCAAAGCATTTTTACGCAAATGTCAAGGATCACGTGTTCAAAATATATCTACAACTCCAGATTTTATGGAGTTCGAAGATGCAAATACAAAGACAGATGAGTTTGTGGAAGCAGTCAAAGGTAAACGTAAAGAGTATGATACACCTGATACTGTTTCAGACTTGTTTAGCTAATTCAACCAAGGAGGAAATAATGGCAAAAGGACAAAGAGCATTCGCTAAAAAGAAAGGACGCCGATTAGAAAAACTCAGAGAGGTACATCGGGCACTTGACAATCAGATTACAAAAGATTATAATAAGTATCAAGATGTTCAGGTTAAGAAAGTAGAAAAGATGAGAATTAAAGAAGAAATTGTAGCACTTGAAAAAGAACAAGAGCAACTAGATGACCAATAGAAAAGGTTATTACGACTTTATGTTAGACGAAAGTAGAAAGGCAAATATGGCAGACGATATTAAAAAACAAAAACAGAATGCAACAAGATGGATTTGGGTTACGTTTCAGAAAGAAGGTATACACAAATATCCAGCGGCACTTGATGACCCTGCGTTGGCAACTGGCGATGAGTATGATGTTAGTTTTCTAGGATATCCTCATCGACATATCTTTCATTTTCGTGTAGCAATTACAGTCACGCACAACGACAGGGATATTGAGTTTATCCAATTTAAACGTTGGTTAGAGAAGCTATATGCAGAGAAAACTTTAGAACTAGATTACAAGTCATGTGAAATGATGAGTGATGATTTGTTCGATAAGATTGCAGAGAAATATCCTAATCGTAGTGTTAAAATTGAAGTATCCGAAGACGGAGAAAATGGGGCGTTGATTGAGTATGACACCTGATTACAGAGAATTAATAACACAGGATATACAGGATATGGTCCGAGTTATACCGGATCATCCTAAACCTGGTATTATGTACCAAGATATGGCAAGTATTTTTAATACGCCACAAGGACTATCTAAGGTAATGTCACTCATTCAGGATTGGTTATATGAAACAGAAATTGCATATAACTACAATCGCATAGTTGGATTAGATGCACGTGGATTCCCATTAGCAGGAGCCCTTAGTGCAGAAATGCATAGACCATTTGCGATGGCAAGAAAAAAAGGTAAACTACCAGGCGAAACTATTTTTACAGAATACGAACTTGAATACGGTACAGACGAACTACACCTACAATCTGATTCAGTGTTAGACGGCGACCGTGTTTTAGTACTTGATGATGTTATTGCAACCGGTGGAACACTGGAAGCAGTAACGTCATTGATTACACGACTAGGCGGAGAGACTATAGGAATAGCAAGTATTATGGACTTGACTTTCTTAGGTGGTTCTGCTAAACTAAAATCTCAAGGGTACGAAGTTTATAGTATCCTAAAGGAGTAACGAATGATATATCTTGTAGATTTGGAAAGTGTTGAATCCCGCTACACTAAGCAATGGAAGACACATTTCCCAACTGTTCTAAAAAACAACGGACTGAATGTGACGGTGATAGACGGCCCTAGTGCAGGCATTCCCGAAGCCACTACACCCGGTGCTTTTTTGAATTTCGGTGGTACTAATATCTACAAGGCGGCACAGATTACAAAAATTTCACAACTGTTTTGTGAAGGCAAAATTAAAGATGGTGATTATTTTCTGTACACTGATGCTTGGAACCCAACAGTTATCCAATTAAAATATATGGCTGAACTGTTGGGTATTGATATCCGGATTGGGGGTATGTGGCATGCGGGTTCGTATGACCCTCATGACTTTTTAGGTAGATTAATAGGGAACCGTCCATGGGTTCGAAATGCTGAAATGTCAATGTATGAATGTTTCGATGATAACTTCTTTGCAACTAGATTTCATATTGACCTTTTTACCCAGACATTTTTTGAAGACGATAGGGATATCGACCGGCAACTCCTTCACTCTATACGACAAGTGGGTTGGCCTATGGAATATATAGAAAGCGATTTAGCAGACTATAAGGGTATGGCAAAAGAGGATACTATTTTATTTCCTCACAGGTTAGCGCCTGAAAAGCAACCAGAAGTTTTTGACTATCTTGCAGAGCAAATGCCCGAGTATAATTGGGTGAAGTGTCAAGAACTTAATTTATCGAAAGAAGAATACCACACGATGCTTGGTAAGGCAAAGATGGTGTTTAGTGCTAACTTACAAGAAACTTTAGGTATATCTGTATTTGAAGGACTTGTAGTTGGTGCTATCCCATTGGTACCAGATAGACTATCATATACAGAAATGTGGTCTGATACGTTCAAATATCCTAGCGAATGGACAACTAGTTTAGATGCAGTAAAAGAAAACATAGAACAAATTAAGACACATATTCGTATCTTAATGAATAAAAACTCTGACATGGAAGATGCAATGTCAAAAGAAATTGAAAATGTAAGAAACTTTTACTCTGTTGATAATTTAGTTAAAGAATTGCATAAATACAGATGATAGTGGGTCTCCCACTCGCTATCACTTTTATGGGAGAATACAACATGGCAAGATATAGAACACTGATTATGAATAACACAGGGCTTGGTCCAAAGGTTAAAGTAAGACGTTCAATCGATATGCGTGAAATGGCAGACTTTGGTAATATTACGGAATCAACGCAAGACTTACCAACATCTGGTGCAACACATAGAGGTGACGCTTTAGGCTCAACATCAGCCACAAGAGGTTATGTTAATCTTTCAACAGTTAATGACTTGGTTGTAGTTGATACACAAGACATGGGTTCTATCACAGAAACAGCTAGAACTGGACTTGGATATAATGACGAACCATATCAATATTAATTTATTTTAAATTAGCTATTGACATTACAGACCCACTCGTATATAATAGTATTGTATATGGGTGGGTTTTCCACCATACACAACAATATAGATAAGGAACATAGTATAAATGAAAAAGACTTCCGAAATATTAAAGGCACGATTAGATGCCTCGGGCGCTCGTTATTGGGCAGGAGATAATATATCAGATATTATCGAAAAAGGTGATAAAGAAAATCTTATAGACGAACTCACTGAAAAGTTTGAAGGCGTATTAGACAGTTTAGTAATAGACAGAAAAACTGATCCAAATTCAATGGATACAGGTAGACGTTTAGCTAAAATGTATATCAACGAACTCATGGCAGGTAGGTATGAATTACCCCCTCCTGCAACTGCATTTCCTAATGAACCAGATAATGTAACAGGTGACAAGTATGAAGGTATGCTTGTTGTTCGCTCGGAACTAACAAGTGTCTGTTCACATCATCATCAACCTGTTAAAGGTGTTGCATACATTGGTATCATTGCCGCAGACAAACTTATTGGTCTAAGCAAGTATACTCGTATTGCACAATGGTGTGCAAGGCGTGGTACACTACAAGAAGAACTAGCAATGGACATAAACAGAGAAATTCGTAAAGTTACAGGCTCAGATGATGTAGGTGTGTATATTCAAGCAACACATGGTTGTTGTGAGAATAGAGGTATAATGGCTCATAGTAGTCTTACACAAACAACTGTTCTCAAAGGTTCTTTTTTTGAGAATGCACATGTAAAAACAGAATTTATGGATAACATTAAACTACAACAGGAGTTTGCACCAAGATGATAGGCGCACCTGTATTTGAAAAAGGTTATCCTTCTTACGAAGCAGTTAACAAAAAGTCAGCTATGAAATTGAGATATTCAGAAGCATTTTATTCTGTACAAGGCGAAGGCAAGTTTGTAGGAGTACCTAGTGTATTCCTACGAACCTTCGGCTGTAATTTACGTTGTCAAAACTTTGGTCTTGAGCGAGGCAGAGAGAAGACACGTTATAATCCAGAAGTAGAACAATTAATTAAAGATGGTGTACATGAAACTACAAAGAAATTTGAAGACTTACCCATCATACATACAGGATGTGACACTTATGCAAGTATCTATCCAGAGTTTAAGCATTTAGTGATGGACAAAACTATTGATGAAGTAGTAGAGCATCTATTATCGCTTACTCCAGAAGGAAAATGGACTCAAGACAATGGACAAGACATTCATTTAATTTTAACAGGAGGCGAACCGTTGTTGGCGTGGCAACGATTGTACGTAGAACTATTCGAACATCCACGTATGAAGGACTTAAAAAATGTCACATTTGAAACAAACACTACACAAGCATTACACAACGAGTTATTTGACTATCTCACAGACAATGACCGCATTAAAGTCACATGGAGTTGTTCGCCTAAGCTATCCGTTTCTGGAGAATCTTGGGATACTGCTATTAAGCCTGATGTGGCTCATGAGTATGCTCTTGTTGATGGTAGCGATATCTATCTCAAATTTGTTGTTGCTGATGCTATTGATGTTGATGAAGTGCATAAAGCTGTTGAACTATACAGGAAAGCGGGCGTTGAGTGCCCTGTCTATTGTATGCCAATGGGCGGTAGAAGTGAAGGATATGATTTTACAGTCAAGCAGGTGGCCCAACTTTGCATGGAGAAAGGGTGGCGTTTCACGCCCAGATTACACATCAACTTATTCGGAAATGCATGGGGCACATGATGATGGTACTGCCTCAAGGCATGATGAAGATTATGAAGTCAAAGACAAAACAGGACTTGAACAAAGAATTCGGGAAGCTGGATATTAATAAGGAGTTAAAATGAATAACTATATTTTTACAAGCGAGAGTGTCAGTGATGGGCACCCAGATAAAGTAGCAGACCAAATTAGTGATGCACTAGTTGACGCTGGACTTGAGAAGGGTGATGAAACAACACGTGTAGCCATTGAGACACTTGTAACCACCAACCATGTAACGGTAGCGGGCGAAGTAAAAAACTTTAATCTAACAGATGCGACTGTTGAACGTATTATACGTAATAAAGTTAAAGAAATTGGATATGAACAAATGGGATTTCATTGGAATAAATTAAAAATTTATAATGAAATTCATTCACAGAGTGGAGACATTGGACTAGGTACTGATGATTTCGGTGCTGGTGACCAAGGGTTGATGTTCGGATATGCATGTAACCACACAGATAGTATGATGCCTGCTCCGATACATTACGCACATGAGATACTTAAAGACCTCAAAGAGAAACGAAATACTGCTTATAAATTTCTATTACCAGATGCGAAATCACAAGTAAGTTTACAATATGAAGGTGGTAAAGTAAAACGTGCTGACCAGATTGTTGTAAGTACACAACATACTGAGGGTTCTGAGCAACTTCTTAAAAGCACAGTTGGTGAAGCAGTTAATAATGTAATGGGAGATTTAATTGATAAAGATACTATATGGCATATCAATCCTACTGGCAAGTTTGTTATTGGTGGCCCTGATGGTGATACAGGACTCACCGGACGCAAAATTATCGTGGATACCTATGGGGGTTTTGCTCCTCACGGTGGGGGTGCTTTTAGTGGAAAAGATCCTACGAAAGTAGATAGGTCAGCGGCTTATATGGCAAGATGGTTAGCAAAGAATATTGTAGCAGATAACATGGCAGATTGGTGTAATATACAATTAAGCTATGCTATTGGTGTTAAGGAACCAACTAGTATCTATGTTGATAGTAACGGGCATAATCGTTCAATTCAAAAGTTTATTAGAAACAATATCGACTTGACACCTAAAGGTATCATTGATAGATTTGATTTATTTAATTTTTATAAGTATAGTGAGAACTGTACATATGGACACTTTGGTGACAAGAATGTCCCATGGGAACAAATAGGGTGGAACGGCGTACAGAACGAAGATGCGGATGCACTAGAAGCCGAAATCAATAGAGGATGCTAAAATATGTTTTATAAAACTAATGAAGAAATTTTAGGAATTACAGTTACAGAATTCGTTGATGAATGGTATGAGAAACAAGATTATATTCTTGTCGATATCAGAGATACAGAAGAACGTAAAAGTGCAGGAGTTGTTAAACAAACGTTTAATATTTCAATGTATGAAATACCTGACCAAATTGAAATGGCGCCTACACATATTGTGTGTTTGATTTTATGCCAAGACAGTACAAAGTCAGAACAAGTAACAAAGTATCTTAAGAATAATGGATATAAGAATATGCTTTATATCAAGGGAGGGATTGACGAATTAATACAGGCAGTGCCTGAATTGAAAGGATAATAATTATGGATATAATGAAACCAAACACTTGGTTCAAGTCAGAAGAAGAAACTGATAGAATACAAGCGAAAAAATTAAGTAACGAAAAAGAACGTGACATTGCGTTAGCTGGACTTGATTTAAAATATGGCCATATTACAAACGATGACCATGATAAAAAAGTTGCTACTTTAAAAGGAGAGCCTTGGGTTAAAGTATTAAAGATGGAACTTGAACTTAATAAACCCGGTTCAGGTTTCTTTGAGATTGACTTTAACGAAGACTTTGTAGAGTATCTTGCTAATAATGGCTATGAAGGTTCTGACAATGATACTATTGTTGACAACTGGTTCAATGATTTATGTAAGAACATTGTAATGGAAGGACTTGAAGATGATGAAGGTACCACTAAAAGTGCAGACACTAAAAGTAAAGATGGTGTAATCATTCAAAGACTAAAAACCGGTGATGACACTGCCGAATATTCTTGACAAGTAACACAAAGTGTGTTATTCTAGTACTGTATATAAAACTAAGAGGATCTACTAATGGCTACATTTATTCTTGTTGATAGTTTCAACATGTATCATAGAGCAAAACACGTGGCAATGCGTGGTGCTAATGTCGATATGAAAATCGGTATGGCTTTTCACATTATGATGTCAAGCGTCAAAATGTGTTATAACAAATTCAATGCCGACCATGCAGTATTTTGTTTAGAAGGACGTAGTTGGCGTAAAGACTTTTACACGCCATATAAAGCTAATCGCAAGATTGCACGTGAGTCATTATCAGTACGTGAGCAAGAAGAAAATCAAATCATGTTTGATGCGTATGATGATATGATTGGTTTCTTAGATAAAAAGACTAATTGTACTATGTTACATAATAAACAAGCAGAAGCAGATGATATGATTGCTTTGTTTATTGAATCACATCCAGACGATGAGCATATTATCGTATCAAGTGACAGTGATTACATGCAACTAGTCACAGACAATGTAAAGATTTATGATGGTGTACAAAATCGTATCATTACTAAAGAAGGCTTCTTCAAAGATGATAAGAACATGACACCAATGAAAGACAAAAAGACTAAAGAACTTCTCCCTGCTCCAGACCCTGAGTGGTTACTGTTTGAGAAGTGTATTCGTGGTGATACATCGGATAATATCTTTAGTGCATACCCTGGTGTACGTAAAAAGGGTTCACGCAATAAGACAGGTATGATTGAAGCATTTGAAGATAAAGCAACAGGCGGTTTTAATTGGAATAACTTCATGTTACAGAAATGGACTGACCATCATGGTGATGAGCATACAGTACGTGAAGACTATGAACGCAATGTAAAACTTATTGACTTGACTGCACAGCCTACAGAGTTAAAAGTAGATTTTGTAGAGACTATAGCAGAAGCAAGTAAGCCTAAGAATATCAATGGCGTCGGCGTTAACTTTCTAAAGTGGTGTGGGGTGTGGGACTTACAGAACTTATCTAAAGCGCCTGATGAAATGGCCGCTATCTTAAACAAATCATATCCTCACGGATGATATAATGAATATAACTAATGAAGATATTGAGGCATTCAAGAACATGAACCGCAAATACATATTTGATGTTGATGGAACCTTAACACCAAGTAGGGGTAAAATAGATCCAGAGTTCCTAGAATTTTTCAATGAATTCATAAAAGAAAATAAAGTATACTTAGCCACAGGAAGTGATGCACCAAAAACTATTGAACAAATAGGACAAGACTTATTTAACTCAGTAGAAAGAGTATATAATTGTAGCGGTAATTCAGTATGGGAAAACGGCATCAACATATATAACAACGATTGGGTATTAGCAAAAGTACCTCAGTTGTTTTTGGATAGAGAGTTATTCCAAAGTGAATTTACTACTAGAACTGGTAATCATTTTGATGCAAGGCCAGGTCTAATGAATTTTAGTGTTGTTGGCAGGGGTGCAACAACGGAACAAAGAGAAGAATACGTAAAGTATGACACTGAAACAAAAGAACGTTGGACTATCGCAAAGAAATTCAACGATAATTTTATGGTTTCAGAGAAAGTAGTAGCCCAAGTAGCCGGTGAGACAGGGCTAGATATTATGCCAGTAGGTAAAGGAAAACAGCAAATCATTAAAGATTTTAATGATTTAGATGAAATTATCTTTATAGGTGATAAGACTATGCATGGTGGTAACGATTATGATATATCAGAAGCAGTGAAGCTATTGGTAAATGGAAAGAGTTATCAAGTAGAAAGCTATAAAGATACTTGGGAAATATTAAAAGGAAAAGAAAATGTTTAGATTTTTTACAGAAAAGAAATGGTCCTTATGGGCCTGGTTAGGGTCAGCATTAATCTTATCATCACTCTGGATACAAGTTGAGATTGATGTTAAGATTAACGAATGGTTTGGTCAGTTTTATGATATGATTCAAACGGCTTTAGCAACACCTAATGCAATCACTATAGGTGAATATTGGGCCAGTTTAGGAACGTTTATCTATCTAGCAATGATATATGTTGCTATTGCAGTGCTAGTAAGTTACTTTACAGCACACTATTTGTTTAGATGGCGTACGGCAATGGTTGAATGGTATCATTCAGTATATGATAAAGCAAGAACTATTGAAGGTGCCGCACAAAGGGTACAAGAAGATACTATTAAGTTTAGTCGTATTATGGAAGGACTAGGTACAAGTTTTATTGAATCGATTATGGTTCTAGTTCAGTTCGTTCCTATTCTATTTGGTTTATCAGTAGGTATTCCTATCTTCTTCTTTGGAGATTGGCAATATGGATTGATTACAGGTGCTATTGTTTGGTCAGTAGGTGGTACACTATTCTTAATTGGACTAGGTTGGTTACTACGATTAGTAGGAGTTGAATATGACTTACAAAAGAAAGAAGCCGCATATCGAAAGATATTAGTTATTGCAGAAGATGATGAAACTGTGAGACCAAAGACTATTAACGAATTGTTTGATGGCGTTCGTAGTATTCACTTTAAATCTTACTTGCGTTATTTGTATTTTAATGTAGGACGTATTACATACTTACAAGCAAACGTACTAAGTGCTTATGTGTTCTTAGCACCGGCTATTGTAGCAGGCGTTGTAACACTTGGTGTAATGCAACAGATTATTCGTGCATTTGGTAGAGTAGAAGGCTCACTTCAATATCTATTTAAAGCATGGCCAACACTTATTGAGTTAATGAGTGTATTCAAACGTTTAAGAGAATTTGAACGTCAAATCAACGAAAAATAAAAAATGAACAGACGAAAAGGATAAATACATTTGTACGAAGTTAACTCTTTGTACAAATGGTTTCAATGGGTATTATATGTATACAACAGAAATTATAAAAGATAAGTTTTGGATCCTAGAAGATGCTGGTGTTAAACTTGGCACTATTAGGAAAGGGGACAGTGATGCTAACTTTGAAGTAATCACGAGGAACAAAGGTGTTGACTACCTAGACCTCGATGCTCTAACTACAAAATATGGCAAAACTATCCTCACACCAAAACTTGTTAAGAAGATTGAAAGTGTAGAGTACGGAAAGGCACTAGACGAAGTTGAAGGTTATCCGTGTAAACACAAGGCATGTAACTCAGGTATGCAAACTGTTCAAGGAAAACAGATACCTGTGTATACAAAAAGTGACACTAGTAAGACATTTTATGCGGCTGGTTATTATGGATTACATTTTAGCGGAGTATGGAGAAATACTTACTGTGTCAAACTAGAAACATTGGATAATTATGAATTCGTCGGTCCGTTCAAGACCAAATCAGAACTTGAGGCAGAGGTACTAAAGGCTAGTAAACAAGATTAATGTATAAAAACTTAAAAGATTTCATTGCTATTGTAAATAGGGCAAATTTACGAGGCGAGACAAGTATTCGTTTGTCAATAGACATTGCAAACGGCGTTGAAAGTGAGTTAGCACAACTTCTACTAGAATTAAAAGAGAGTGATAAGGATAAGAACATAACACTAGACGGAGGACAATTCCAATCATAATAAAGGAGAATCTTTATGATTCTAATGATGAAGAAGTTGTTAAAGTGGTCAGGGTTATTATTAGTGGCAGTGGTGTTTTCATTTGTTACTAATTCATATGTAAGAGAGATACAAGAATCCATACATAAAGGAATAGGCTGGTCATACGACCAGTTTGGACGAGATACAGGTGATTTTCTGTATGACCTTAATGGTGTCGTATTTAATGGCAAGGGATTCGATGGTGAACGTGACATTAAACACGCAATCAACCGTAGCTATAAGAGTATCGTACAGGTAAAACTCATGCCATCAGATAATGCATTTGTGCAAAATCTAGGCGGGCAGGGCACGGGCTTCTTTGCCAAAGTAACAGATAAACATGCTTACATTGTAACAAACTATCATGTTATAGAACGCAAATCAGAACTTCCATTAAATCTTAAACTTCAAATAAACACTGCAACTGAATGGTGGCCGTATGACGGTGAAATCATTGGGTTTGATCCAGTTGCCGATATTGCAGTTATTAAAATTGAAAAGAAAGATAATGAAGAATGGGAAGCATTAGAATTTATAGAAGATTCCAGAAAAGATATAACAGAAGGTGATCCAGTTGTTGTCATTGGTCATGGAATGTCTTTACCATATACTGCGAGTGTAGGTGCAATTACATATGTAAATAGATTTGGTACTGGTCCTTATACATTACATCTACAAGTAGATGCAGTTGTCAATCAAGGCAATAGTGGAGGTCCTGTTATAACTACAGACGGCAAAGTTGCAGGTGTTATACTAAGTATTTTGTCACCAGGTAGAGCAATACCAGGATGGGATGGTGTTGGATTAGCTGTTCAATCTGAGATTGCCCAACGTGCAATGAATTACATTTTAGAAACTCATGTTTCAGACGTAGTTGATTGGGTACCATATGCCGAACTTCCTTTTACATTTAAAATATATACATATGAAGAATTAAAAGAAATGGAAATGTTAGATTTGCCTAGAGAGGACAGGCATATGATGTATGCATTCATGGATGATAATGAAGATTCATCAGCCTATGAAGCTGGATTGCGTACTGGTGATTTCTTTTTAGAGATAAATGGTAAAAAAGTATACGGACCCATGAATATTATGCAAGAAGGTCTGCATTCGTTTCCGGGTGAAACAATGACACTTAAAGTTAAGCGTGGTGATGAATTTACTGGGTACGAAGAACTTGAATTTAGTTTTATACTTACTGAAAAAGACAGAGTAGAATTGCAAGGCTGGCTTGACCAAAGGAACACACCACGAGGCAAGTAACGTATAAATACATTAACTACGTATATATATTCAGAGATTTTGATAAATACATGTAGTAATAATTAACAAGGATTTCATATGGCAAGACCTAAACCTACAATTCTACTTGAGCATACGGATAACAAAACATATCGTAGTGAGCAAGTCCTAAAAGCAGATGCCGTGTATGCGGTATTCCACAAAGGAGTAGCAATAAATCTACGTAGCTTGAACTCATTAGTTAATTTCCCAGGACCAAAATATAAAAAAGTATCGTTCTCTAATCCAGGACATGCTATCAATCTGGCACAGAGACTAAACAGTTTATTTCGTTGCGATGATTTTGAAGTTTTTGTCTTGACTAAGGGCGAAAAACTTGAGTTAGACTAAATGTTAAATGTTAAAAGATGAACTAATAAAGTATCTGAATGATAACACTAAAGGTCGAAAAGCAGGCCGTAAAGAGTTTCGTACAAATGATATTTTCATTAGTTCTTCTGAAAATGATAAGAACTTTAGATTAACATCATTTGGTGCTGGTATACTAAAGTCACATTTCAAAGAGTACGTAATCAAAAATACTAATTCAGTTGGTATCAATCTTAAGATTGACCAAACGGGTAAGATGATTCTCGTCTTAGACCGATACCTTAACAGTCCATATATCCTTACTAACCATAGATTACGAGTGTTTGAAGAAAGCATAGCCGCAGAGATATCCTTACTTGGATTACAAGACTGGGTTGAGCAAAAACACACCATATATGGCATTTCCAATATAATTTAAAAAAACTTCATTTATTTAGGTCAAAAAACTTGACAGAATCACGAATCGTGCTATTATATAGTTAATGATACAAAACAAAGGAAATGAAAATATGTCTGCACAAGTTTCAATGAATGATATGGATGTACGAATTGTACGTCCGAGTGATATTAAAGCTGAAATTAATTATGCTTTTAATCGTCAACGACCCGTCTTTATTTGGGGTCCTCCGGGAGTAGGTAAATCTGAGATTGTTGATTCAATCACACAAGAGCGTTCAGGTTATATGATTGACTTACGACTTGCTCTTATGGAACCTACTGATTTACGAGGTATCCCATACTATAATGAGAAAACAAATACTATGGATTGGGCGACACCGTCTGATTTGCCTAGTCAGGAACTTGCTGACCAGTTTGAAAACATTGTATTGTTTTTAGATGAAATGAACCAAGCACCGCAATCAGTACAAGCGGCGGCTTATCAACTTATTCTTAACAGGCGTCTAGGTAATTACACTCTACCTGATAATGTTCTTATTGTTGCCGCTGGTAACCGTGAGAGTGATAGAGGTGTTGCTTATCGTATGCCAAGCCCACTTGCTAACCGTTTCGTTCACTTAGAAATGGGTGTTGACTTTGAAGATTGGCAGACTTGGGCTCTTGAAAACAAAATCCATTCTGATGTTGTTGGTTACTTAACATCTAATAAGATGGACTTGTTTAACTTTGACCCACGAACTGCATCACGGGCTTTCGCAACTCCTCGTTCATGGACTTTTGCATCACAGTTGATGCCAATGAAAGATGAAAATATCGATGATAGTAAACTGCATGACTTAATTGCTGGTACTGTTGGTGATGGTGTTGCTACTAAGTTTATGGCTCACCGAGCAATTTCTGGTAAACTTCCTAATCCAACTGATATCTTAAATGGTAAGGTAAAAACGGTGTCTAGGGAAGCTAAGGAAATCTCAGCTATGTTCTCACTAACTGCTTCACTATGTTATGAGTTGAAAGAACATGCAGAGAAAAACAAAGGCAAAATGGATGAGTTGTACAAAATGGCTGATAACTTTTTCAGGTTCATGATGGATAACTTTGAAACTGAAATGATTGTTCTAGGTGGTCGTACTGCACTAAAAGTTTACAAACTTCCACTTGAGCCTAGGAAGGTTCCTTGTATCGAGGAGTTCTTTAAGAAATACGGTAAGCTAATTATCGAGGCTCATAACGCATAAGAGCAGACACTTTATTGCGTTTTAAGGGAGAGAGGTGTTGACTTCTCTCCCTTTTTTTGTTATAATTAGATATGATTTGGGAAACAATAAAAGCACAGGCAAAGAATCACGGTAGCAAGACTGCCCTGATTTGCCACGATAAGAGTTATACATACAACGAACTAATCACCAGTGTTGAAAAACTAGGTGCTACGTTGTCTACTGCCATCAGGCCTGGTGAGCGTCTACTATTTTCAAGTGAAAAAGAATATCATTATGTAAGAATGGTATTAGCTTGTGATATGTTAGGAGTCACATTCATGCCCACTATGCCAAATCTAACTGAAGGTATGGTATCTCGTATTGAGAATGCCAGTAAACCAAATCATATTATTCTAAATGAGGATGATGCATCTAATCTAAAACCTCATAACAAAGGATTAGTATTTGCCAAAGGTGCAGATGATTTATATACTGTTATATTTACTAGCGGTACTACAGGAGAGCCTAAGGCAGTCCCACATACTAGAATGGCATGTGTCCAAGGCTCAATACAAAACATTCTAATTCAAACTTTAACATCTGATGATGTAATACTCTCACAACTTCCTCCTTGGACTATTGGTGGTCTGTATCTTTATACACTTCCTGGTTTAATGAAAGGGTGTACAGTAATTTGTGAAATGTTTAATCCCAGAAAGTTTATTAAGATTTGTAACGAAATGAAACCTACGATAGGTATTATGGTTCCTGCAATGATGTTGGCCCTGTCTAAGACACGTGGTTGGAAAGACGCAGACTTGTCTCATTGGCGTGAGTTAGGTTTTGGTAGTACAGTTTGTCCGGAAGAAATGCTACAAGAACTATTTGATAAAGGTGCACCTGCATTAAGAAACTTGTATGGCTGTACTGAAACACATGTACCAATGTTTACACACTTGGCAACTCCAGATGATCCACATCCTTTACAAATTCATATTACTGATAACTATGATTTCAAATTAGATAGATATGGTGTTGCTTGGATTAAAGGTAGTTGTGTTACAGAAGGATATCTGAATCAAGAAACACCTATAGATGATGATGGCTATTGGTGTACTGGTGATGTATTAGAAACTCAGCATAATCTTTTATTTTATAAATCACGTAAAACAGATTTAATAAAAGTAAACAGTTTCAATGTATCGCCTATTAAAATTGAAAATATGTTATTACCTCATGAAGAGGTTAACGAAGTTTGTGTTACATATCGTGATAGAGGACTAGGGGAAAAAGAAATTGTTGCAGTAGTCAGTGCGGACAGTGAGATAAATAGTCTTGAGTTGATGGACTTTGTTAAAGATAAATTATTTCAGTATGAATTACCTAAAGAAATTGTTATTACCAAAGATCCACTACCTAGAAATCCTATGGGCAAAGTTCAGAGACACGTAGTCAAAGAACAATTTGTGGAGTAAAAATGAAAGCCAAACTAAAAAAACTTGTAATCGTTGGTGGTGGAATAAACGGTTGGTTCACTGCAGGTTACATGAAAAATAAGCACCCGTGGTTAGACATTACTTTAATTGAGAGTGATAACATTCCTACAATAGGTGTAGGTGAAAGTGTAGTGCCTCAAGTAAATGATTTATTATCAACAATGGGTCTTGAGGAAAGAGACTGGATGAGTTATACTAATTCAGTTTATAAATTAGGTAACAAATTTGTTGGTTGGAGTACACCAGGTAAACGACACCATGTAACAGACCATTGGAATGCACCAAAGGAAGATGTACAATACTATTCATTTTCATTCGCACTACCTGAGAAACATCTAACCAGAAGTTTTTATGGACAACTTACTACAGATGATTACTTTACTAATTCTAAAGGCGAAGCCGGAGTAAATGATAAGTGGAACGACTATTGGTTGCAATTAGTACGTGATGGTAGAAAAAACATTAATGAACTTTCAGAGGATATGCATGAACAACATTATTTAATGAAAGGTAACAAGGCACCATTTGATATGGATGATAACTGCTTAGTCGGTGACTGGTCAGCATATACATATCATTTAGATGCAAATAGATTTCCAGAAATCATTAGAGATAAAGTTGCCATACCAAAAGGGGTTAATCATTCCATTGGTGATGTCAAAGATATCATTAAAGATGAGGATGGATACATTACAAAACTAATAATGGAAGATGGCATAGAACATGAAGGTGATTTGTTTATCGATTGTTCAGGCTTCCACAAAGTATTAGTGGATGGGATGAATAATGAATGGCATGATTACGATTTTATTCATACACAAGATGCTATTGTTGGTCCACTAAAGTACAAGGACATATATAACGAATTCAAACCGTATACACAAACGTATGCACAAGACGAAGGCTGGAACTTTGTTATTTCATTATATAACAGAATGGGTTCAGGTTATATTTTTGATAAGACTGAAATATCTGTCGAAGATGCAAAAGCAAAGTTTATGAAATATTGGGAAGGTTATGAGTTTATCAAACCACCAAAACATATTTCATGGAAGGCAGGACGTATGGTTACTCCTTGGAATAAAAACGTACTAAGCATCGGAATGAGTCATTCATTTATTGAACCAATGGAAGGTAATGCATTATACATAACACAATGGGGCATACAGATATTAGATAGATTAGTAAAACGTGCATGGGACGAGGATAAAACTATATCACCTGGAAGTGTACATGCATATAATAAGAGTATGAATAAATTAGAAGACCATACTGCAAACTTTATTGCATATCATTATACATTATCAAATAGAGAAGATACTAATTTCTGGAAGAAACAAAAAGAGTATGGCAAGAAGCACAATCATGCCAAAGCATGTTGGGAAGAATATAGAAACCCTGACAATCATATAGGTAATAGTTTATATCCTGATTATATGTGGATGAATGTAGCCACTGCTATGGGGTGTTTTGATGATTCAGTTGAACTAAATACTAAGAAAGAACTGTTAGACAAAGCAGATATAATGTTCGAGTATTGCAAGAAATTAAGTAAGGCACAAGGCGATTTGGCTCCACATGCATACGATTGGCATAGAAAGTTTTTGTTTGATGGCAAAAGCCACGAAGAAGTATTAGAGGAATCACTAAAGAAGTAATGACATATCAAAATAAAGTAACAGTAAAAGTATTTTTCATGTTAGCAATTACCTTAATTGGTATACCGGCATACTTTATTACAGGTGGATCTTGGCAACTTGCATTAACATTTACCTTATATGGTTGTGTAACAAATGCATTGTCACAGATTGCATATCATCGATGGTTATGTCATGACCAATTTGTTCCTCATATCGTAGGACGCTATGCAATGTTGTATGGTATTATTATGAGTGCAAATGGAAGTCCAATACAATATGTGTACTCTCATTTAAATCATCATAAGAATTCAGATACAGATAAGGACACGCATAATCCAGCTGACCTAGGCTTCTGGAAAATGTGGTTAGGACATTATAAGACGCCAGAGGATTATATTAGTTTACGTTTTCTATTAAAGAAACGTGATGTAGTTTATGTTGATAGAAACTATTGGAAACTATATGCATTATTCACATTAATACATTTAATAATCAGCCCGTGGTTAGTTGTATGGCAAGCATTTAACTTTACTCACATGTGGGTAGCACTTACTTGGTTAAACTTCTCAGCACACAAAGAGGGTGGGCCTGCTAGATTAGGTGGCTTTTCAAACATCTGGATGATGGGAGAGGGATGTCACGACATACATCACAAGTATTCAGCAAGACTTGATATGTCACGTGATGACCTAACTGATTGGGCTGGTAAATATTATATTCCAATGTTATTGGCTAAGAAATGAAAGTATTAGAAACATTCACTGGTGCAGAGGGTTACGAATTTAAAGTAGTAGAATACGATAGCACATTAAAAGCAGACTTAGAAGAATTCTGCGATAAGTGTGGTGATGCAGGTATACTAAATAATGCTAGTCTCAAAGCATTGAAGTTTGGCAAATGGGGTTCACAAGAGAACTGGTGGTTTGTTTATCACGAGGATAAGATAGTATCAATGGCAGGTGCACATTACTTGCCACATGTACATGATACATGTTATATGATAAACTATAGATTGGCAACACTACCTGAGTGGCGTAATATGGCAGACGATAGACAGAATACTAGAAGAATGTATCATGAGTTTGGATTTGCAAGATTAGTTCCTTTTATGGTAGATTGGGCACATGAACAAGGAGCCACAGATTGTGTGGTTACAACAGCATCACAAGACCACAGTGAAGATAGAAGTGGCACGATGCACAAGATATGGAGATTTGCTTATGTGGCATGGCCACACGAAGATAAGCTAACTCTATTACATAAAGATTTCCCATTGTATGGGATTAAGCAAGATGTTTGGAAGTTTAATTGGAGAAACTTTAGAACAGGAGAGAGGATAGAAAAACATGATTAAAAGTCTACTAGAAAAATATACTTATGGTTGGAAGATGCGAACACTATGGATTGTTTTGCACCTGGTATTACTCTTTAGTATTATAACCGCACCAGAGTATTTTTGGTACTCGTTTGCATGGGGTTGTATAACAACTATGATAGGTGGATTTGCAGGTTGGCACAGATATTGGGCACATAGAAGTTATCAGACTGGAAGGAAACGTCAGGTACTATTGCTCTGGTGGGGCGCATTAGGCTTTCCAGGTAAACCATTAGCAACGATAGGTGGACATAGATTACATCACAAATATTCCGATGTAGAAGGTATGGACATACATAGTCCAAGAGAAAAATCATGGTGGGAAAACTTAATGGGTTTCTATGAAGACTTTCCTCCTGAACGTAGAATTTTTAAAGACTTATATATGGATCCGCAAGTAAGATTTATGCAACGTTATTATTTTCAAATTATTACAGTTGCTATGATTATTCTATTTCTTATCGATCCAATCTTACCGGGATATGTATTAGGTATTACAGGCGTGTATCAATTTTGGGTAGGTACATTTGGTATTGTACATTTACTACACATATTTGGTAAGCCAGAACACGATACAGGTGATGATAGTAAGAATAACTGGTTCTTAGCATTAATCACATTCGGTGAAGGTTGGCATAATAACCATCATAATAACAGTTTAAGTTACACTACACAAGAGAAGTGGTATCAATTTGATCCAACAGGATTAATCATCAAATACATTATAGCAACGGATTTAAAATATGACCGTATATATTAACGACCTTTCATGTTTCACGCCCTTCGGTGATTTACAGGAAACATGGAAAGGAGTTACCAATAACAAAGTAGCATATGGGCCAATTACAAAGTTTGACCCAAATGAAAGTAGATGGACACGAAGCAAAGTAGCTGGAGAGTTTCATTTCGATGCAAAAGAATATCCTATCATAACTGAGTCAGAACGTGATAGACTTCCAGAATCAAATCAATGGGCTTTAGCATTAGCAAGTCAAATAAACTTAGATGGATTAGATAAAAGTCGTACAGGTGTTATTGTATCTCCGGGCTTCTCTATGTACTTAGAAATTTTACAGTCAAATAAGGAAAATGCTGATAACATTTATCACTATTGTCCTGATATGATTGCACATAATATAAACATGAAATATGGTTTAACTGGTGCTAGTGCAATGACCTTGACTGCATGTAGCACAGGCATCTATAGTGTTATATGGGCGGCCATGATGATTGAAATGGGTATGGTAGATAATGTAATAGCAGGTTCTGTAGATAAAACTATACACCCAGATGCATTCAAACAGATGGGAAAACTCAGAGCCTTATCAACCAAATATAATGATACACCAGAAAAAGCATCAAGACCTTATGATACTCAACGTGATGGATTAGTATTAAGTGAAGGCGGTGCGTTATTCTTATTGAGTAAACATAAGACGGACAATACAATATGCGAGATTGATGGTTATGCTATCAATAATGATGCCTATCAAACTGTTGCTCCTCATCCTGACGGCAAGGTTGTACAAGAATGCATGAAAGATGCTTTAAAAGACACAACACCTAGTCTTATTAATGTACACGGAACATCAACACCTATGGGAGATTATGCGGAACTAGATGCTATCAATAGATTAGGATTACAGGATGTACCCATAGTTGCTAACAAATCACAGTTAGGACACTGTATGGGCGCCGCTGGTTCTGTAGAACTTGCTATGTCTATTATGTCTCTAAAACACGCTATTATACCGCCTACGGTGAACGTAGAAGCGTTTGAAGAAGGTTATAGTCCAAACATACGTAGTAAGTCAGAACGTGCAGAAATAACCTCTGTATTGTGCAATTCTTTCGGTTTTGGTGGCACAAATGCTAGTATTTTGATAAAATAATTAGTTTTTTATCTCTCAAAAGGTTGACAGGTTGTAAATCTGTAGTATAATATAAGTATATTAACAATAAAGAGAGACCAAATGATAACACTAAAATCGCTAAAAAATGACTATATAGTAAACATTAGACCTGTTGATGCTCCAGCTGGAGAAGTTGACCAATTATCAGTGTTTGCTTATGATAGTGACCATGCTAAAGATATCATACAAAAGATATTGGACAGAGGTGTTAGAGTCCCTATGTTAGGAAAAGATGTAGAATATATGGTGGAAAGTGTATATGTTCCTGGTTCAGATGAATATGCTACTAAGCCGGTAGAGCATAATAGACCTTCTGCTCATATTGGGAGTGCTTACATTGTCTAGTCTATCAAATGTGTCATTGCCAGTTAAATACGTAAAAGGCAATAGGGATGGTAAATATCATAAGATTACTACAAGTGATATGGATTATTACACTAAGTTTGCTTTAACCAGGGAACAACTAATTAAAGAACGTAATGCGATTAATGAAGTATTGAAAACTTGACAATACAGCGAATCGTGTTAATATGTATACATAATGAAAGATAAAGGTAACGTTCACATGCAAGTATCAAATCAGAAAACAGTTGATGAAATAGTAGATGATGTATTGAAAGATGCAGGCATTGAAGTAGATGAAAATTCAGAAGAACCCGTAGTATTCGAATACACTGACCGAGAAGTAAAAGAAATGATTGTCGGCGGTCGAGTACGTATGCTTATCAAACATCCGTTCTTTGGTACACTTGCTACACGATTAAAACTAGTTGAGGCAGAATGGTGCCCAACAGCCGCAGTTGATGGCAAACATTTTTATTATAACTGTGATTTTTTCAGAACTCTAACACCGGAAGAGATTGACTTTGTAGTAGGTCATGAGGTTCTTCACTGTGTATATGACCATTGTGGTGAGGGCGGTCGTCTATTCGATTTTGAAGAGGAGGATCGTGATGCTCAACTTTGGAATGTAGCCGCTGACTATAAAGTTAATCAAGGTTGTGTTGAAAGTAGAATTGGTGTTATGCCAAAATCTGCACTATTCGATCCTAAGTATCATGGTAAATACACTGAGGAAATTTATCAACATCTGAAACAAACAGGTCAAGGTGAAGACAAAAAAACACTTGACCAACATATCATGGGTAATGGCAATGATGAAACAGGTGGCACAGGTGGTAACGATCCTACAGGACGTAAAGCGCCTATCAAAATTTCTAAACAGGAAGCAAAACAACTTAAAGACCAAATGAAACAGGCTGTTATTCAAGCGGCTCAAACTGCTGGTGCTGGTAATATGCCTGGTGATATCAAAAGACTTGTTAAGTCTATGACAGAACCTAAAATGGATTGGCGACAGTTACTTAATACATCTATTTTAAGTTTACTTAAATCAGATTTTACATGGATGCGTCAATCAAGGAAATCTAGGTCTATGGGTGTTTATCTTCCAGGTCAAGACAATGATACTATGGTTGACTTAGGTATCGGACTTGATGTTTCAGGTTCTATTGATAATAAAATGTTAGCTGACTTCATGGGTGAAGTTGGAGGCATCATGCAACAGTTTCAGGACTTTAGACTTAGAGTTTGGACTTTCGATACTGAGGTTAATGAATTTTCATTCAAGGAGTTTACTCCGATGAACCAAGAAGAAATCAAAGATTATGAAATCGTTGGTGGAGGTGGTACTGATTTTGAATGTAACTTTAACTTCATGGAACAAAACGATATCAATCCTGATAAGTTTGTAATGTTTACTGATGGATACCCATTTGGTAGTTGGGGTAATCCAAATTACTGTGATACACTATTTGTAATTCATGGCAGTGACTCAATCGTCCCACCGTTCGGTGAACACGCTTACTACCACAAAGAAGCCGCATAAATACTAGGGAGTATAAAACTCCCTTTTCATACGAGAATAAATATCATTAATGAGCGATACCTTACTACTAAATGCGGACTACAAACCTTTATGCCTCTCGCCACTTTCTACTTTAACATGGCAAGAAAGTATTAAACTCATTTGGTTGGATAAAATTAATGTATTAGAATGGCATGATGATTGGGAAGTACATTCGCCTAGTCATACTATGAAAGTTCCTGCCGTAATTGCAGTACGTGAATATGTATCCCAAGATAGAGAAGGTATAAACTTTTCACGTAAAAATGTATTCATACGTGACCATTACACTTGTCAATATTGTTTGGATTCTTTTAATCATAAAGACTTGACTTTGGACCATGTTAAACCTAGATCCAAAGGTGGTAAGTCTGGTTGGGAAAATATGGTGACGGCATGTAAAAAATGTAATACAACTAAAGGCTCACGTACTGATATTAAGCCAGTCAAAACACCAATCAAACCAAATTTCTTTAGTTTAATGGCTCAAAAGAATTTTACAATGAAAGTCAGGCACCAGGTTTGGCTCAGATATCTGGATTGGCCGGAAGAATACGTGAAAATTATAGCATAATTTCAAATAAAGTATTGACTTCGTTCCCTCAATTTGTTATAATAGTAGTTGAATAATTAAGTTATTCTATTATATATAATAATCTAATGTCAAAGGAGTATACAACAATGACAGAAGCAAACAAAAATCCAGAGGAAGTTCAATCAGAACAACCTTCGGTAACAGTAAATGACTTGGTTAATATTTACAATATTATTGACTTAGCATCAAAGCGTGGCGCTTTTCAAGCCGCGGAATTATCATCAGTTGGAGCAATCGCCAACAAAGTGAAGGCATTCGTTGACCATGTCCAAGCACAACAAAAAGCGGCGGCGGACGCGGCTGGTGAGGCGGCAGGAGAACAACCTGCTGAAACTACGGGCGAAGGTTCGGCTAGTTAAATGGCAATTACTAAACACATTGGTAGACATAAAGGCACAGGTCAACGCCTAAGTGTAGTCTTTATGCAAATACCAGAAGACAAGGAACATGCTCTAGTAGTTTACTCGGACATGTTGCAAGACAAATTCCATGATGATTTTATGGCGGCTATCGTATCGCCAGAAGGCCAAGCGGCAAATTCATTGCATGAGGCACTTCAACGTAAAACATTTTGGAATGGGGAAACAATGTTAGAATCACTACATACCAGAGGTCACTTGAAAAAGGTACCAGTGGATGCAGTGATAATGCAACCAACTCCGCAAAAGCAAATTCCATTAGGAGATATTCTCGAACAAATGGAAAGGATTGCCGATGGTGCTGAAAGACCAGCAGAAGATGTTGGCGAAATGCCAGGCGAAAGGATTGATGAACAAGTTGCACTAAATAGTGAACAAGATAACAAATCAATCGCACAAAATCTTTTACAGCAGGCTATTCTATTAGAAAATGAAGCTGAAAAGAAACGTGCAGAGGCAGTTAGATATGATCCAACTCTGGCACAAAAGGCGGCAGAAGCCCCTAAACGTGGTAGAGGTAGACCAAAAGGTACTACTAAGGAAGCTATCGCGGCAAAAACAACCTCAGCGGAGATGTAAAACTATGAGTAAGCGTAGTGAAATATTAGATGCAATTACACGTGAACGTGAAAAGCATACAGATATGCCAGGTTCAGAATTAGATATTAAGAACACACCCAATGATTGGGTTGCAATAGCTTCTTACTATCTTGTACAGAACACCCGGAGAGCCACTATGCTTACTCCACCAACAGCGGATGATTATAAAGAAAACCTCATTAAAGCAGGTGCAGTAATCTTAGCCGCAATAGAGCATATTGATTCTATGAAAGACAAGGACGAATTATCATAATGGAATTTGATAGAGAAGGAGAATTCGACCGAGTAATGGAAGAGATATTTCCAGTAAGTATTCCTTCAGCTTTTGTTAAAAGCATAAGTGTTAAACTAGCGAACGGTCAGCATGTCGTCCTCAAAGGCGATGAGTTACTAAATCCTTTACCTGTTGCTAATGATTTTAGTTGGGATAGACTTGTAGAGCAATTCGATGCAATAGAAGATATCCAAGTATTCATTGATATGCCTGCTATTAGGCAAAACGTAGTAATGAATGTGAAAAAGATACTAAATAATCATTTCATAGAGTACTTAGAAACTAAGTCCAATAAGAAACAGGAGAAGGATGATGGCGACTAATATGATTCTCGCCGCTGATAGTTACGGTGGCATTGGTTATAACAACGATTTACCTTGGGCTAAAATCAAACGAGACTTGAAATGGTTTTCGGAACATACTACAGATAATGTAGTTGTTATGGGTTCAAATACATGGAAAAGTTTAGGCAAAATAGCCCCACTTAAGAATAGAATTAATTACGTAATAACATCTAAGAGTATGGATGAATTCACAGGTGCCCATGATTTATATGACCATACAGAATATTCATTAGAAAATATTGTTACTGCAATTCAATCAAGACACCCTAGTAAAGAAATATTCATCATTGGTGGTAAACACTTATACGATGATGCTTATAAATTTTGTGATAAGATTTATTTGACAAGGATAGATGGTGTTCATTCAGTGGATACTACATGTGATATAACAACTTATTTAAAAGATTATACACAATTAACAGCAAGTAAAGAATTAAACCCACACCCGGAACCCCATTGTACATTTGAAGTGTGGCAGAGAATTGAATAGCTTTAATAATCTTTTCGATGGTGATAAAGAACCAGAAACAACTTTTAAACAATGTTCCAAATGCAATGAGATATTGGAATCTGACAATTTTAGTTGGGGAATAAACTTTGGTATACGAAAACAAAGACATGAATGTAAAAAATGCGAAAAGCATTTACAAACAGTCAGAGCCAGACTTAGAAAACAACACGTAAGACCTGCTAAAGATTTTTGTTGTCCTATATGTTTAAAGAACGAACAAGAGTTACAAGGGATA